ATGCCTAAGGAACTAAAGAAAATGGGGTTTGAGGAATTGTTCAACTCCACCACTATGTTCTATGTAAATGAAGAATATGAGGCAACTATTGAAAGCGAAGTTCAGGAAAAGGTTAACGAGTTATACAGCGAACTTCATAACATAGGAACCAAAAGCGGCCTCAAGAAATACATTATTGAAAACAAAGATTCACTCGACAATCTAACCAGTCTGATGGAGATATCGACCGAACGCTTTAAAAGAATGGTTTCTATGATAAGAAAAGAACGCGGATTCGTTTTTTCTACCGAATGGAGTCTTGGAAAAATCAGGACAGCCATGATAGAGAGTCCGGCAATGATGGAGAGTGTCATCGACTTGATATTCTGCGGGAGGGACGATGAAAAACTTAAAACAAAAATCCCTGCGTTCTATCTTGACAATATGGCAATTGACAAAACTACACTTGCAAAGCTTTCGGATAAGAATTCCATTCGTCTATTTGTTAAACGAGGACTCGAGGGCAAGTACAGCAATAATGTCGGAGATCTCGTTCTTGGAGAAGTCGAAAAAAAGCTGAAATCAGTCTGTGCTAAGCACGGTCTGGAATACGAAAAGAATATTAGAGTTCCGGCGTTAGACAGAGCAGTCAGTTTTGTGCTTGAGAATTCTGACGATCCAAAGGTCATTATCGATGTTTCGTACAGTGTCACTACCTCAAGTAGCCAAGGTACCAAGAAAGAAACTGCTCGGAAAACAGAGACATATGTAAAGAAACAACGCAGTTCAGGGAAAAATGTGTTATACATCAATTTCCTCGACGGCGCGGGTTGGATTGGCAGACAAGCCGACATGAGAGAGATACATAGGTGCTCTGACTATGTTCTGAACTTTAACAACCTAAACCTGTTAGAGGATATCATTGACGACTACATGACTAAATGATTCGGAGGTATAAACGATGAACGCTGCTGAAAGAAAAGCCAAATTAGAAGAACTGGTAGCAACAAAGACCCCTTGCCGTACAGGCATACCTATCATGTATCACGGCGAGAGAAAGCTATTTGATGCATATGAAATTCCTTTGGAATATCTCGTTTACAATCCGTATAACGGAAGAATCGGTAGCGTGGTAAAGTCATATGAAAGACAGAACCATACTCTGAACCCAGAGGATGCCCAGGATAAAAAGTTGATAGAGAAATTCCTGTGGGAATCAAAGGTTGACGCAAATAAAAAAACAAAAGAGAGACTCCTTCTTGAGCATCAGGAGAAGCATGGAATTGTCACTGCTGATGGCTCAATCATTGACGGAAACAGACGTGCTATGTTGCTCAACAACATTATGCAGGATGAGTCTATACCCTATAATGAAAAGAGTCATTGCCAGTTTTTCGTTGCATTGATTCTTCCGGATGACGCTGACAAGAAGGAAATCCTCGCGCTCGAAACAACATATCAGATGGGCGAAGACGCTAAAGTCGATTACAACCCCATTGAAAAGTACCTAAAGTGCAAAGACCTCCGCGATGAGGGCTTCACTAATGATGACATCCGGCGAATGATGGATGTAACTGTCGGGGAAGTTAAAACAATGCTTCAGGCTTTGGAACTGATGGATGATTATCTCGACTCATATGATTACTCAGGTATGTATACACAGCTTGATAAAAACGAAGACTCTTTCCTCAAGCTTGATGCCGCCCTTAGAAAATATAAAGCCGGTGTTCCGAGTATGTGGGCCTATGACCCCGATGCTGATGTTGCTGATTTGAAACTTATTGCTTTTGACTACATCAGAGAAGGATTTGAGCAGACCTTATTCCGAAATATTATTACTGCACCGAGTGCAAAAAAACCGGCGAGTAGTTTCTTTGCAAAAGAAGAGGTATGGAAAGAGTTTAGAGACCGCCATTTTGAAATCACCGATGATGTTCAAGAGGAAACGGTCGATGAGATTAGAGCCACAAATCCGCCCGATCTTGGCCGTGCATTAAAAGCACGAGATATGCAATGGAAACAGCAGGTCGAGGATGACTTCGAGGACAACTTTACCCAGAGCCTCGATAAACTCAATAACCATGCGAACGCTGCAAAGCCTCTTCAGCAGCTCATCAAGGCCTGCCAGGCTCTTGAAGTTGTTGATACAGCACAGGAGACTTTCAGAAACGATCCTAACGTAAAGAATTGCGTTAAAACTCTTGAGGATTATGTGAAATCGTTTAAGGATATCCTTGAAATGTAAAAGGATGGGGTACAATGAGAACACTATGTCTTGAATCAAATAAAGATACGACCCTGCTTAATGTAACAGGAGACATAGCTGCCATCTTTGCTAACAGACGTGCCACAAGGTATTTAAAAGATACTATGAGGTATGCCGTTAACGGAGATAGCCTTGTTATTACTGTCGGTGACGATGATATCAACAAGGTTATTGACCGTATCAAAAAAGTTTGCGAATACATCCAGGCTGAACTTCTCTTTTCTGGAACGGTTTCTGAAGCCGTTAATAATTATGCCTTGGAGGAAGAAAAGTTTCTGGAGTTTGCTGAAAAAGCAAGGTCAATTCGAGACAACGAATGTGATAAAAATGACTTCAAATCCTTTGTTGACTCGGTCAGCAAGAATCTCAAAAATAGAAGCCTTTATGAACTCCAGTTGCTCTCTGCATATCACTTGGCTTTCTCGCAAAATGCCTGTAATTTTTCAGTACCAGGTGCTGGAAAGACAAGTATCGTTTACGGAGCCTTTGCTTATTTATCAAACCTTGATCCGACTGATAAAAAATACGTGGATCGTCTCTTGATAATATCTCCGTTAAGCGCATTTGGCCCTTGGGAGTCAGAGTATGAAGAGTGTTTCGGTGAAAAGCCTTCAACTCGAAGGCTGAACGGACAACTATCACTTGAAACAAAGAAGCAGTATTTGTATTCACGAAATCCAGCGAAGATAACACTATTGTCGTATAATTCCGTCTCATCGTTAAAAGAAGAACTGATCTATTTTTTAAAGAATAATCGAACGATGGTTGTTCTTGATGAGGCACATAAAATTAAAAACACTTCTGGCGGTGTGACAGCAGCGGGAGTAATGGAAATAGCATCATTCTGTTCTTCACGTGTTGTGCTTACCGGAACTCCTGCCCCGAATGGCTATGAAGACCTGTATAATCTATATAAGTTTATTTGGCCTACCAAGAAAGTCATTCCTTTTGAAGTATATCAGTTAAAGGATATGAGCAAGGCAGATCATGATGCCAGGGTTGAAACGCTTTTACATTCAATTGAGCCATTCTTTATTCGCATAAAGAAGAGCGACCTTGGAATCCCAGGGGCAACAGAACACCCGCCGATAGTAGTTCCTATGGGTGATGCTCAACGCCGGATATATGATATCATTGAAAAGAAATACATGGGTGATATCGTTTCAACGAAGGACAATGCGTTCAAACAGGACTTAGTAAAGGCTCGTTTGATTCGATTGATGCAGGCCGCAACAAATCCAGATCTGCTGAGAATTCCACTAAAGAACTTTGCAGGGATTGAAGATTTTGACCCGGAATTAGTAACTGAAGATAGCAACCTGATTCGAGATGTGCTTCAGTATACGTCAAATGAAACACCCGCAAAATTCATTAAGGCAAAGGAATTGATTGAACAGATTCTTGCCGATGGTGGAAAAGTTGTGGTCTGGGCAATCTACATCAAAAACATATTAGACTTTAGGGATTATCTTCTCTCGTTAGGCATCCCATGCAAGACATTATATGGAGCAACACCTGTTGCATCCGGAGATGAAGATGACGATGATGAAACAATTGAAACTCGAGAACAAATCATAGCAGAGTTCAATAAGCCGGACTCGGGTTTCAAGGTCATCATTGCAAACCCGTTTGCCGTTTCCGAATCAATATCCCTTCATAAGGCTTGCCACAATGCAATCTATATGGAACGCAGCTTCAATGCGGCTCATTTTATTCAGTCAAAGGATCGCATTCATCGTTATGGTCTTAAGCCAGGAATTGAGACCAACTACTATTATCTGCTGTCAGAAGATTCTATTGATTCCGTAATCAATGAACGTCTGGTAGCAAAAGAAACAAGGCTTCGAGAGATTATCGAAAGTATGCCGATTCCACTTTTCTCCAATGTAGAACTGGAAACTGGTGATGACGACATCAAAGCCTTGATTGCGGAATATGTTAGTAGAACTAAAACGTTGTAATAATTTGGGCAGTGTCGAAGGATTATTGTTCCTGGCAAAAATCCTCTTTGATAAGCCCTATGTAAACAAGCAAGAAATTGCTAACCGCGCAGCTTTAGAAAACACAATTACCTTGAACTGTAATGGGGCTGTTGCGTTTTATGAATATCTGGGATATCTAAATGTTGAATTTGATAAGGTCATGCCGACCGATAAACTGAATTCAATGAGAGACCTGGATAAAGAGACATTTGTTAAAAGCGTAATCAAGGACTGTATTTCTGCACTTTCTGATGATGGTATTTTTGATTCAGGAAGCACCTGCTTCGATGTCGAGGAAGGACAACTGAGTATTAAGCGTTCTGCTTTTCCGTTAGCTTACGCAGCAATTAGAAATTTTCTTACTGTTGTAGGTGCTTTGGATAAAGAAGAAAATGGCGAAATCGGTATTGCAGAATCTTATGAATCAGACTTTTCTGATTTATTAAGAACCAGACAGGAAAAGTTTTCGCTGGAGCAGTTACTTGAACGTCAACAAGCTCAAAACGAGCGTGGTCTTGCTGCCGAAGAGTTTGTTCTAAGAATTGAAAAGGAAAGACTTCCGCAGAAAGGTAGCCGCATCAAACGTATTTCCGACTTTGATGTATCTGCAGGTTTTGACATTGTCTCGTTCGCAGACTCATCAAGTAGCAATTATGATCGGTTCATTGAAGTCAAATGCTATATTGGCGAACCACATTTTTACTGGTTCCAAAACGAAGCCGATGTAGCACAAATCAAGGGCGATAAGTATTTTCTCTGCTTGGTTGATTACGATAGGATGGTTAACGAACCTGAATATTTGCCAGAGTATATCCAAAACCCTTATACAGTAATATTTGAGGACGACACTTGGCTTGTCAATACAGCATCATACAAGGTACAAAAAATATAGGGCATGGAATTCATGCCCTATAACTTATTATTTCTCAAAGGCTTCGGCCAATCGTCCGGATATTGCTTGAATAACGGGGACGCATACCGTGTTTCCTAAAAGATCAAATGCTTCGCTTTCTTTAAGGAAAGATAAATCGTAATCTTCTGGGAAACCGCAGAGCCGCTGACCTTCTCGGATTGACAAATGCCTTAAACCATTACCATCGACTATTCCCAAGTGCGAAACATCCATTGCTACAAGAGTTGGAGCCAGATCTTCGGGGTTTAAGATTTTTGTAAACTCAAAAGATAATTTTCCTGTGACTATATTGTACCCTTTAGGTTTTGTTTCATCCGGTATCCGACGGTTGTTTTCTTTCTTTCGTGGGTATTCTAAAGTCAAGTAGCCCATATCCACGAGTTCGTCTAAAAATTCTTTCAGATTTTCGTGCTTATAGAATGTGGATATCTGCTTTTCCGTAAGTGGCATACCGTCCATCCAGTCAATGCCTATCTCCTCTGCCCAATTATGTCTTCGGCGTTTTAATAAAAGGAGATTTAGAAATTCGCATTGTTCTTCTGTGGTTTCACCTTTTAGCCCAAGTTCCCAACTATGAATATTGTCAGATCCGCCACGTTTGTCTTTGATTGCTTTACCTACAACTTGTTCTGGGGTGTAGTGATTGAAGAGTGCCCTCGTGAACTTTGAATCTATTGTAGGAAGGCCATGTTCAAGAATGTCACCTAAAACCGCCTTCTTTTCATCAAAATTATCAAGAGAAATATGCGTGTCTTTTGTTCCGACTATGTAGACACGCTTTCTGGATTGAGCAAGGCCGAAATATTGACTATCTATCAGTTTGTAAGATACATAGTAATTCAACTTTTGAAGATGGCTGATGATAATCGAAAGCGTGCGACCTTCATCATGGTTCATCAACCCCTCCACATTTTCGAGGAGAAAACCATATGGCTTTTTTTCTTTAAGAATGCGCTCGATTTCAAAAAACAGAGTTCCTCGGGTATCCTCAAATCCTAACTGCAATCCTGCAGCAGAAAATGGTTGACACGGGAAACCGGCTAACAGAAAATCAAAATCCCCAATATCGGATGCCGGTATCTTCGTAATGTCTCCGGCAATATCTTCATCTTTGTAGTAGTTTTTATATGCTTTAATAGCATAATCTTTGATTTCGCTACTGAATACACATTTTGTCTTGTATCCATTCGCTTTGAATGCGTTTTCAAATCCAAGACGGATGCCGCCAAGCCCAGCAAACAAATCAATAAATTTAACTTCACGGTTTGCTAAACGCTTTTTCCGTTCAATTTCTGATGTCATTAAGTTAATGCATTTTTCGGAAAAACTTTCCCCTAAAGCGTATCGTTCAATATCGTCATGCTGGGCGGGAGTCACATATATTGTTTTGGCAATTTTCTTTTGAGCCTCTGGAAGCGGAGTGCGTCCAGACCCCTCTCGTTTGCCTCCGTGTTTCATGACCTTACCTCCCAAGTCTAAAAGTACATTATTATTATACCACGGCTTTCTTGATTTTGCAATGCCCTAAATCAAGAATTGAAAAAATATTCTCCCTTGCTATTGACATATGTGATCAGGTAGGCTATAATACAATTACGCTGATAAGCGTAAAAGCGTAAGGAGGTAATTTAATGGCAGGAGAATTTGGTGCATTTTTAGCTCAAAAAAGACTTGAAAAAGATGTGAAGCTGAAACCACTGGCAGAAAAGCTTGGCGTTTCAGTTACTTACTTGTCCGATATTATTAAGGGGCGCAGGAATCCACCGGAAAAGGACGGACTTGAGATTTTGGCACAATGTTTAGGCCTTAATCAAGAAGAGCACGATGAGATGTTTTATCTTGCTGGCAAGGAAAGAAATCAGGTATCGCCTGATCTCCCGGAGTACATCATGGATGAAGCTATTCCAAGTGCAAGAGTTGCTCTTCGCCGTGCGAAGAATGCAAACCTGGGGGATGATTTCTGGCAAGAGGTAAACAAACTCATTGATAAGAAGGATACGAAATAATGGAGTACAATCAGAATACTTTAATCCCAATCATCCCAGCTACTGAATATGACGCTGTAGCTGAGGAGTTTTTGGAACGTTATTATCCTGAGGCGCTTCTTAAACCTCAGAAGGTTCCGATTCTTGATATTGCACGGGATAAGCTCAAATTAGATGTCAAGTTTATTCCCCTCTCTGAAGAACAAGATATCTATGGAATGACAATATTTGCAGACGGATTGGTTGAAATCTACAACCCAGACGAAGAACTATACGAGAGTGAGTTCTTCAAAAGAAAAACCGTCTTAATTGATCCTATTGCAGTAGAAAAAACAAATATGGGCTGCCGAAACAACACTATTGCACATGAGTGCGTACATTGGTATAAGCACCGACTATATTATAAGATGCAGCAGATAACGCTTCCAAGGTATGCCAAATACTGTAAATGTCGTGTTGAGCAGATTCCCTATGATACAGAAGACGAAAACATAATGGAGAATCATGCTGTCGGTATTGCTCCAAGGATACTGATGCCAAAAAAACCATTCCTGGAGATGGCCAGACAACTTGATATTGAATTCGGAAGAGATAACCGAAATGAAATATCTCTGCTTGCAGATTTCTTTGATGTATCAAAGCAGTCTGTAACAATCCGCTTAGAGGAGTGTGGCATACTCTAAATCTTGCCGCAGCATTATGTGGCAAGATATTTTTTTACCAACAAAGTACGCAATTAAGCGTAATAGCGAAAAATGTGAGGTGATGATAATTGATGGAATACCACTACAAATGTCCGCGAGAAGATATATGCAGTGCACATAAGCATTGTCATGTTTTGAAAACCACAGAGGAATTGACAATAGTGATACCCGCTATCGTAAAGTGCCCCCTGCTAAAAAAAGAAATCGTGGTCAACATTGGAAAAACACCGGCAAAGTACCGGGAGTAACTCACAGGAAAGCCGCTTAGACGCGCTATGCTGTAGGACTCATAAGTGTATTTACACTTTGTATCTTACTGCAAACGTCTGGGCGGATTTTTTATTAAAAAGAGGTGGTTCTTATCGAAGAAGTTCGCAATGTTAATGGAAAACGAGTCTGCGATATTTCTGCAGACCACAAGGTTATCGAGATTGAAATCAAAGGCTGTATCACACGGATTACAGCAAATCCGGACGGGACTCTAAAGATTGAGAACCTCCCGGCAGCATAACAACTAAATCAAATCCGCCAGAACGCAAGACGGCAGTGCGGAATCCATCAAACCCTTACGGGCGAAGTGGATTCTCACCGCCGTCTTTTTCTGTTTTGACGGATTTCGCGGCTCTGGCGGATTTCAAAAATTGAAATTTTAAGGAGCTATACAAATGAAGATTAAGTATGTATTTGCAAACGGTGATGTATCGGAAGTCGAGGTTTCGGAGGAAATCGGTGCCATCGTCATCGACAGCCGCAAGGCTGAACACGCACAGCAGGAGAAAGAACGCTATCACTGCTATTCCCTGGATGCTATCGACTATGAAGGAGATGAATACGGTCGCTGTGAGGATTACGGCGAAAGCGATGCTGAAGCCGAAAGGCGCAGACAGATACTGAACTCTTGCTTCTCGAAGTTGACGGAAACACAGAAACGCAGGCTGATTCTCTATATAAAAGGTAAGACTCTGCGCGAAATTGCGGAACTGGAAGGAGCGTCTTTCCAGTCCGTGGACGAGTCCATAAAGGCCGCCCAGAAAAAATTCCCGAAGAAATTTTAAATTACTACCCTGACAAACGCCCCGTTTTTCTGCGTACAGCGAGAGGGACAAAACAATACCAACCCCTCGGAAAGGTAAACGCTATGCGACAGAATCTGAAAATCAGCGTGGTGAAAGATCATGCAAACGGCGGCGCAGTCACTTGCAGACGCATAACCGTGAGGGAGCGGATTCTCCGTTTTCTCCTCGGAACCCCGCAGAAGCTGACCATCATTGTTCCCGGTGATGCCGTGGACGAGATCGCAATCAGCGAGGTTTCCAAAGGCGGTGAACCCCATGCCACCTAACAACCACGCAGTGCTTTCAGCCTCTTCCTCTCACAGATGGATGCAATGCACACCGTCTGCGAGACTCGAACTGGAATTTGAAGGCAGCACATCCCAGGCGGCAGCGGAAGGCTCGGCGGCTCATGCTCTTGCGGAACACAAGCTGAAACGTGCACTCAAGCTGAGAAGCCAGAGACCGACTTCACCTTTTGAAGACGATGCGATGGACGAATACACCACGGACTATGTGAGTTTCGTCATGGAGCAGTTCTATGAGATGAAGGACGGTGCCGAGGAAGACCCTCTGGTCTTGATCGAGCAAAGGCTCGACTTCTCAAGTTATGTGCCGGACGGATTCGGTACGGGAGATGCGGTGCTTCTTGCACCCGGCAAACTCCATGTAATCGATTTCAAGTACGGACAAGGGGTCCTCGTTGAAGCGGAGCATAACAGCCAGATGATGCTGTACGCACTTGCGGCTCTCAAGAAATACAGCCGTAAGTACAAGGTCAAACGGGTATCGATGTCCATCTTCCAACCCCGCCGTGAAAATGTGTCCACGTGGACCATTACGGCAACGGAACTCCGCAAGTGGGCAAAGACGGTGCTGATACCGAAAGCAAAAGCCGCTTACAACGGTGACGGAGAATATCTCCCCGGAGATCATTGCCAGTTCTGTAAGGCGGCTGCGAAGTGCAGAGCCAGAGCCGAAGAAAAGCTGAAGCTTGCACAGAGGGAGTTTTCGCTCCCACCCCTCCTCACCGATGAGGAGATCGAAGAGATCCTGGTAAAACTCCCGGACATCACCAAGTGGGCAAACGAACTGATGGCATATGCCACGGACGCGGCCCTGTTCCACGGCAAAGAGTGGAAAGGTTTCAAGGTGGTCGAAGGAAGATCCGTCAGGAAGTATTCCGATGAGGATGCCGTGGCTGAAGCCGCAAACAAAGCCGGCTACAGAGATATCTACACGAAGAAACTCATCGGCATCACCGAGATGCAGAAGCTTATGGGCAAAGCGGAGTTTGAAAAGGTCATCGTACCTCTCCTTATAAAGCCGCCCGGAAAGCCGACTCTCGTTCCGAGCAGTGACAAGCGTCCTGCAATCAATACATCAAACGCAACAACTGACTTTAATGAATTTATGGAGGATTAATATCATGGCTAATTCCAAAACAAAAGTTATCACCGGTGTCGTTCGTCTTTCCTACGCAAACGTGTGGGAGCCTAAGAGCATCAACGGCGGTGCCGAGAAGTATTCCGTTTCCCTTATCATTCCGAAGAATGATACCAAGACCGTAGCTGCCATCAACGCAGCCATCGATGCCGCAATCGAAGAAGGCATCGGTAAGTTCGGCGGCAAGAAGCCTAACAAGGCTGCCATCAAGCTTCCTCTCCGTGACGGAGATATCGAGCGTGACGATGAGGCTTACGCAAACAGCTACTTCGTCAATGCCAACAGCACCACCGCTCCCCAGATCGTGGATCAGAAGGTTCAGCCTATTCTCGACCGCGGCGAAGTTTACTCCGGCTGCTATGCCCGTGTGTCCATCAACTTCTATGCCTTTAACTCAAACGGCAATAAAGGTATTGCCTGCGGCCTCGGCAACATCCAGAAGGTCAAGGACGGCGAACCCCTCGGCGGCAAGCGCAACGCTTCCGAAGACTTCGGAACCATCGATGACGATGAGTTCCTGGCATAAGGAGGTACGGACATGGACGGAACAACCGTAAGCGCAGTAACCGAGTTCCTTGTGAACCTCCTTATCGGCTCGTTCTCTCTGGCAACCCTCTCCTGGGTGGCCGTAGGGATTCAGTCCTTCTTCAATGACCGCAAGCGTGAAAAGCGTGAGCAGGAGAAGGAAAAGCGTGATGCCGAGTACCATGCAGAACGCATGAAGGAACTCCTCAAGAAGTAACAAACTCCCTGTGGGCGGCGGGCATTGTCCCGCTGCCCTTGAGGGCTATGAAAGGAGTGCCGTCATGAAAAATCTATCAATCGATATTGAGACCTACAGCAGCGCCGACCTTACCAGGACTGGTGTGTACCGCTATGTAGAGTCACCGGACTTTGAAATCCTACTCTTCGGCTATTCCGCTGACGGCGAAGAGGTCAAGGTCGTTGACCTTGCGGCGGGAGAGCGTATCCCGTCTGCCGTTCTTACGGCTTTGGAGGATGAGTCCGTTACCAAGTGGGCATTCAATGCTTCCTTTGAACGCGTCTGTCTGTCCCGCTATCTCGGCTATGAGCAAGGAATGTATCTCGATCCTTCTTCCTGGCATTGCTCTATGGTCTGGTCTGCCTATATGGGACTTCCGCTTTCCCTTGAAGGAGTCGGCGCGGTTCTTGGTCTTGAGCAGCAGAAGATGCGTGAAGGTAAAGACCTCATCCGCTACTTTTGCAAGCCGTGCAGACCGACCATTAAGAACGGCGGCAGAACCCGTAACCTCTACTACCACGATGAAGAAAAGTGGGAGACCTTCAAAGCCTACAACAAGCGCGATGTTGAAACCGAAATGGGCATACAGAAAAGACTTTGCAAGTTTCCCGTGCCTGACGAAGTGTGGGATGAATACCACCTCTCCGAAGAGATCAATGACAGAGGCATCGGTGTCGATACTGCCTTTGTCAAGGCTGCTATCGCCCGTGACAGAGACAGCAGCGATGCCCTTCGCGCTCGGCTTTCCCAACTTACGGCGCTTCAGAATCCGAACTCCGTGGCGCAGATGAAGCTGTGGCTTTCGGAGCATGGAGTCGAAGCAGAGAGCCTAGATAAGAAGGCTGTCATTCAGCTTCTTAAGGACTGCCCGGAGGAACTTCGTGAAGTGCTTTTGATTCGTCAGCAGCTTGCCAAGTCTTCGGTTCGTAAATACACCGCCATGAAAAATGCCGTGTGTGCCGATGACAGGGTTCGCGGAATGTTTCAGTTTTACGGAGCCAACCGAACCGGGCGATATGCCGGACGTCTCGTGCAGCTTCAGAACCTGCCCCAGAACCATATGGAAGATCTTGCAGACGCAAGAGATTTGGTCAGCCACTACAGCTACTTTGCCATTGCCCGCAAATATGACTCCGTGCCGGATGTGCTGTCCGAACTTGTGCGTACCGCCTTCGTTCCGCAGAACGGCAGGAAGTTTATCGTAGCCGACTTCTCCGCAATCGAAGCGAGGGTCATTGCCTGGTTTGCCGGTGAAGAGTGGCGAAAAGAAGTCTTTGCTTCCGGCGGTGACATCTATTGTGCATCCGCATCGCAGATGTTCAAAGTCCCTGTAGTGAAGAATGGCGAGAACGGACACCTTCGTCAGAAAGGCAAGATCGCAGAACTGGCTCTCGGCTACGGCGGCTCCGTTGGGGCGCTCAAGGCAATGGGTGCTTTGGAGATGGGTCTTTCCGAAGAAGAACTTCAGCCGCTTGTGAACGCATGGCGTCAGTCAAATCCGAACATCGTACGCTTCTGGTGGGATGTGGACTCTGCCGTAAAGAGTGCCATCAAGCAGAAGACCGTCACGCAGACCCACGGCATCACATTCGCCTGTAGAAGCGGGATGCTGTTTATCACACTTCCCTCCGGCAGAAGCCTTTCCTATGTGAAACCCCGTATCGGAGAAAACCGCTTCGGCGGCGAGTCCGTTACATACGAAGGTGTCGGGCAGACGCGCCGCTGGGAACGCATCGAAAGCTACGGTCCCAAGTTCGTGGAGAACATCGTCCAGGCAACGAGCCGCGACATTCTGATGTATGCCATGAACACCCTCCGTTGCTGCAGTATCGTTGCCCACATCCACGATGAACTCATCATCGAAGCAGATAAGCGAATGTCCCTTGATGCCGTCTGCAAACAGATGGGCAGAACTCCGCCCTGGATGCCGGGACTTTTGCTTCGCGCCGATGGCTATGAGTGCGACTTTTACAAGAAGGAATGAACCGTTATGAATATCCCTTATTTCAATCAGGAGCATTATGCCGACCCTACGGCATATGAGGCTCTTAAGAATATCGAGGCTGAAGGCAATGCTCTCCGTGCTTTCAGACCTATCGTTTACATTTGCAGCCCCTTTGCCGGTGATGTTGAAGGCAACATTGCCGCCGCAAAGAGGTATTGCAGGTTCGCTGTTGACAGCGGATATATACCCATTGCTGTGCATCTGCTCTTTCCGCAGTTCATGGATGATGCTGACCCGAAGGAACGGGAACTCGCTCTCTTCTTTGGCAATGCCATCATGAGCAAATGCAGTGAGGTGTGGGTGTTCGGAGAGTACATCTCTTCCGGTATGGCTTCCGAGATCAGAAGAGCCAAATGGAAGAACTACTGTATCAGGTATTTTGATTCCGACTGTAAGGAGGTTACCGACCATGCGTAATTTACCGATCGCCTACGGGAACAGTTGCTATGCGAAGAAGTGGCCGAACAAGACTACGACCTTCGATGATCTCTGCGCCCGTCTTGAGCATACGGCATACACAACGGAAACCGCAGAAGAATATCCGAAGCTTTCCAAAGCCGACCGTGACCGTGTCAAGGACAAAGGCGGCTTTGTCGGCGGTCAGCTTAAGGACAACCGCAGAAAGCGTGAAAATGTTGTCTGCCGCTCCATGCTGACCCACGATGCCGACCATGCGGAGGAAGGCTTCATCGACCGCTTCACCAGCGAGTGCAAGTATGCCGCCGCCCTTTATACCACACACGGACATACCCCGGAAGCACCGAGAGTCCGTATTATTGTTCCTCTTACCCGCGATGTGACACCGGACGAGTTCACCGCCATCGGCAGATACTTTGCCGAGGAATGGGGCATCGACCAGTTCGATGAATGTTCCTACCGTCCGCAGCAGTTAATGTACTGGCCAACCACTCCGGCAAATGGAGAATATGTTTTCCGCAGAGTTGACGGCAAGTGGCTCGACCCGGACGAATACCTGGCATCGCATCCGAACTGGAAAGACTGCAGTCTTCTTCCGACCTCAAGCCGTGAAAGCGAAGTAAGGACTTCCGCTACAAAGAAACAGGCAGACCCTCTTGAAAAGGACGGCATTGTCGGTGTGTTCTGCAGAACATACGCAGTGCAGGACGCCATAGACAAGTTCCTGACGGATATCTATGCCCCGTCCGCTATGGAAGGCAGATACGATTACATACCCGCAGACTCTTCTGCAGGTGTTGTGATCTACGATGACAAGTTTGCCTACAGCCACCATGCGACAGACCCCGCCTGCGGAATGCTGCTCAATGCCTTTGACATTGTCCGCATCCACAAGTTCGGTGATCTGGACGATAAGAAGTCCTTCACCGCCATGAGCGAGTTTGCCGTAAAGGACGATGAAGTCAAAGCGCAACTTGCGGCGGAGCGCAGAGAAGCCGCCGAGCGTGAGTTTGCCGATACCGATTGGGAGAACTCTCTTGAACTGGATAAGCAAGGCAAAATTAAGGACACTCTTGACAACATCGTGATCATTCTCCGCAATGACGATGAGCTGCAGTCCATCGCCTTCAACCGTCACCGTGACGGGATCGATGCGAAGGACGGTCTGCCGTGGGAGCAGATGAAGTCTGGATGGAACGACTCCGACAATGCGGCTCTTAAGGTGTTCCTTTCCAGGAAGTACGGCATCTACTCTCCGACAAAAACGAAAGATGCCATTCTCGCCGTTGCCGCAGAACGCGCCTACCATCCGATCCTCGAATACCTAGATGCTCTTCCTGCGTGGGATGAAGTTCCCCGCATCGAGACGCTCCTCATCGATTACTTCGGAGCGGAAGACAGTGCATACACCCGTGCGGTAATCAGAAAGACAATGGCTGCGGCCGTTGCCCGCATCTACCGTCCCGGCACGAAGTTCGACAGCGTTCTCATCCTCAACGGGCCCCAAGGCATCGGCAAGTCCACCTTCTTTGCAAGGCTCGCCGGGGACTGGTTCTCCGACAGTCTTACGCTGACCGATATGAAGGACAAGTCCGGCGCGGAGAAGCTTCAAGGCTACTGGATTTTGGAACTGTCCGAACTCAACGGCATGAAGAAAGCCGATGTGGAAACGGTCAAGTCCTTCATCTCCCGTGCGGACGATAAGTATCGCGCCTCTTACGGCGTCAATGTGGAAAGCCATCCGAGGCAGAGCATCATCGTGGGTAGCACCAATGCGGAGAGCGGATTCCTTCGTGACATCACCGGAAACCGCCGCTTCTGGCCTGTCCGTATCACGGGCGAAGGCAGTAAGCATCCGTGGGATATCGACAGCGAGACTGTTCAGCAGATCTGGGCGGAGGCGCTTGTGATCTACAAAGCCGGAGAAGTTCTCTACCTTCGCGGTGAAGAAGCTATCGCCGCTGTTTCGGAGCAGGCTGCCGCGATGGAGTCCGATGACCGTGAAGGCATTATCCGTAACTACCTCGACACGCTTCTGCCTGCCGAGTGGGACAGCATGAGTCTGTTTGAAAGAAGGAACTTCCTCACAGGCAGCGAGTTCGGCGGTGATACCCACAAAGGCACCGTGAAGAGAACCACCGTCTGCAATCTGGAGATCTGGTGCGAGTGTTTCGGAAAGGAAGCGGCCGCCATCAAGCCGTCCGACTCATATGGCATTGCCGCCATTATGAAGAAAATTGACGGATGGGAGCGGACAGGTAGACAGTCCCTGTCTATCTACGGTCAGCAGCGCATCTACAGTCACAAGACAGAATAAGCGGTTGACTTACTGCTTGTCCGAGCCTTGTCCGGGCGGCGGTAGCCTACCATATAAGCATTTTCGTGGGGTTTAGGACAAGTAGACAAGACATCTTCTATTGAGTGGTAGAAGAAGAAAAAGGCTGTGTGCGTACACGCATATATGTATGTACGCGCGTATAGGGAAAAATGACCTGTTGTCCATCTACTTGCCCGTCCCCAATTAAAAAGATGGAGTGCAAACCATGAATGAAAAGATACTGGAACGAAAGCTGACAGCCAATGTAAAAAGCATGGGCGGCCTTTGTCTCAAGTTTACTTCACCCGGTTTTGACGGAGTGCCAGACCGCATCGTGTTATTGCCGGGAGGTCACATCGGCTTCGTTGAAATTAAAACTACCGGGAAGAAACCCCGTCCCCTGCAGGTACGCAGAAAAAGGCAGCTTGAGCAGCGTGGCTTTTTAGCTTACTGCCTGGATGCCGAAAAGCAGATAGGAGGAATACTCGATGAAATACGATCCTCATAAATATCAGTCATATGCGACTGACTTCATAATCAATAATCCCATAGCAGCCGTATTCCTTGAAATGGGTCTCGGCAAGAGTGTCATTACCTTGACTGCAATGAAGAAGCTCTTTGAAACGGATACTGTCTGCAAGGTGCTGGTCATAGCACCTCTTCGTGTGGCAAGAGATATGTGGCCGGCGGAGATAAAGAAATGGGATCACTTAAAAGGCATGAAATATGCCGTTGCTGTTGGAACGGAGACAGAAAGAAAAGCAGCCATCCTTCGAAATGCACCGGTTACCATCATCAACCGTGAAAATGTGGACTGGCTCATCAATAAATCGGGACTTCCTTTTGACTTCGATATGGTTGTCATAGATGAACTGTCCTCATTCAAATCCTACGGAGCAAAACGCTTTAAGGCACTGCTTAAAGTAAGACCCTTCATTAAAAGGATCGTGGGTCTTACCGGTACGCCTTCCTCCAACGGCCTAATGGATCTTTGGGCGGAGTTCAGGGTTCTTGATTTCGGTAAAAGGCTCGGTAGGTACATAACCCGCTACCGCCTTTCATACTTTGAGCCGGACAAACGCAATGCGCAGATGGTGTTCAGCTACAAGCCTCTTCCCGGAGCGGAGGATGCGATATATGACAAAATATCCGACATCACCATCTCTATGAAGAGCGTTGATTACCTGGATATGCCGGAGTGCGTTATCAACGAAGTGCCTGTCTATATGAGTCATTCCGAGCAGTCCGTATACGATGACTTTCGTGAGGATATGGTCATCAAGCTGAAGAACGAGGAAATCGATGCCGCAAATGCCGCCGTGCTTTCGGGAAAGCTTCTCCAAATGGCAAACGGTGCGATGTATGACGAAACAGGCGAAGCACACCTAATCCATGACAGGAAACTCGATATGCTTGAAGATCTAATTGAGGGTGCCAACGGCAAGCCGGTACTCGTTGCCTACTGGTTCAAGCATGATCTTGAGCGAATTGAGGCAAGGCTTAAGAGCCTGCACATTCCTTATGCGAGACTTGATAAACCGGACTCCATCCAGAAATGGAATAACGGTGAAGTTCCCGTGATGCTGATCCATCCGGCATCCAGCGGTCACGGACTCAACCTTCAAGCCGGTGGGTCCACCCTCATATGGTTCGGGCTGACATGGAGTCTTGAACTGTATCAGCAGACGAACGCAAGGCTCTGGCGTCAGGGGCAGAAGGAGACGGTTGTCATTCATCACATCATTTGCAAAGACACCATTGACGAGAATGTCATGACCGCCCTAAAACGTAAAGAAAAAGTGCAGAGTGATCTCATAAATGCGGTCAAAGCGAACTTGGAGGTATGTAAATGACCGCCTATGAGGAACTCGCTAACGCGATTGTCCTTCAGGCCGTAAAGGATTGGCGAAGCGGCGGTGAGCGTGAAAAGGCAGAAGTTGAACGTTTCTTCCGCTCCGCCTGGTTCGGCTGCCTCACAAGGCTTGACCCGGAGGTCCTGATCACAAATCTGCGAAAGGAAAAATCCTAAATGACAGCTAAAGAATTTCTCTCTCAGGCATACCGCCTGGACAAAAAGATAGACTGGAAGATTCAGCAAGTAGATTCACTAAACGATCTCGCAACCAAAGCAACGGGAACGCTGTCGGGTATGCCGAGAAACACGAGTCCGTCAACATCCCGCCTTGCCGATGTTATTGCGAAAATCGTTGACCTTGAAGAGATCATCAATGCCGAAATAGACAGGCTCGTGGACATCAAGACAGAAATCATGGAGGTCATCCGTAGCGTGGAGAATGAGGACTACCGCAATCTCTTGGAACTCCGTTACCTGTGCTTCAAGGAGTGGGAAGATCTCGCCCACGAAATGAACTACAGTCTCCGTTGGACATACACCATGCACGGTCGCGCTCTTGCCACCGTGGATAAAATTCTTGAAGAAAAAGCACACATCTGAAAAGATTGCAGTTGAAATCACTATTACCGCATAGCGGTATAATGGTATCTCGGAAAACAGCATAGGATGCAGGAGATGCACAAGATTCCCAACCATGCCCTAGAGGATTGCGTTATTCCGAAATATAATTTGAATAAGTGATAATAGTGTTTTAAACGAGCATAATAATCAATGATATGTTAACAGTAAACAAGCTGCTGTCAACATATCATTGACTTTTGCTATGAAGCGTGGCATACTATATATCAGAAGAATGAAAAGGAGGAGCTAATAATGTATGCTATGGATTTCGCCCAAGTGGGTGCAAATATTCAACGAGAGTTGGACATCAAATCAATGACTCAGCAAAGCTTGGCAGATGCACTTTCTGTTTCCAAACAGGTCATGAACAAAATTATCAAGGGTGCTAAGGCTATCAATGTTTCCGAACTAGCACAGATTGCATCTGTTCTCGGGACAACAACAGATGCTTTACTCACGATGAAAAACTGCCCTGATACTGCCGGGAATTTGGCTTTTATGGGGAAGATTAGCGACGAGCAAACACGGGAGAAAGTCGAACTGCTTCGTTCGGCTATTGATGAAATTCAATTTCTGGAGGATCTCATTAATGTCTGAGATACGCACGCCGGAGTTAACTGCGGCTGAACTTTCTGAAATTAAAGAACAAGCTGCTTCCAAACTCGGTGTTTGTAAAAAGCAAAACGATATTATTGGTCAGCAGATTTTTTCAATACTAAGCCTTTACGCAAGAGTAATATATTACCCTCTTGGAGAGAAGGCTGTCTGGGGATTCACACGAATTATCGGGACAAGTGAAAAGGAACCGGCGGGGAGACCTTTTGTGGCAATTAATTCTTCCATACCAGTGGATTGCCAAGTTTTTGCTGCGGCGCATGAGCTTTATCATATTTGGTTTGATGAAAAAGCTGAAATAGTACCGGCAAATATTATCGATGAATCAGACTCAGACAGAAACGAACTGAAAGCTAATCGCTTTGCGGCGGAGTTTTTGGTGGATGAAGACCTGCTGCTGAGAGAATTAAATATGTACTCCATATCAGGGGATAGTATTACGATAAAGGACATTCTGCGTTTATCGGAACTTTTCACTGTACCATACAGAACAATGGCAAAGCGTCTCTATGAAACGGGTGTTTATGACAAGAAAAACCGCGATCTGTTTTTATCAAAGACAGAAGAGGAAGTGCTGGCTGCAAGAAAACGATTTGCGATTCCAGTTCCTCAATCAGATAGCCGAATTGCTATTGACACACTCAATGATTTAGCAGTCAATGCGTATGAAAAGCAGTTGATCTCCTATGAGAAACTGGCGTATCTGTTGAGCGTAAGCGAATTAACACCTGCTGATATTGGTGTTTACGAACCTAAAAAGAGTATTTTCCCTTCTGATGACGAACTTTCGGAAATCATGGAGGGGTAATCATGCTGGAAAAGATTATAGTCGATGCAGATTTCTGTATTAAACTAGGCGGCAGTGCAAAATTCCATTTTCTTTCTGAGGTATTACCGCTTTTGGCAAAGAATGTTGTAATGCACAGCCATGCTTACAGCGAAGTGATGATTCCCGCATGCGCAAAACAACAGTTGGATGAGCTGATTAACAAAGGTATCGTCCAAATCGTAAATCAAAGCGGATTGGATCCTGCTTCAAGAGCGGTGTATGATATGTCGTATTCTTTGCTGGAGAGGGCAATGATCGATCCTCGGAAGCCAAGCAAGAACAAAGGAGAGGCTTGCTCATTGGCTTATGCAAAAGCAACAGGTATCCCAATATTTGCTACCGATGAAGCACATCTTCAGCCCATTATAGATTCGCAATTAAATACGGGCATTAATGATATCTCCTGCCTTAGAATCAGAAATGTCGTAGAATTAATCCGTGATGGTCAGATTAACCTTCCTAGAAAGTATGCTAAAGCTTTGTGGAGGATTGCATATAACAATGAGGATGTGCATAATGCGAACAAAAGCTTCGATGAACAAATCTGGCCATTATAAAAAGAATTAGACACAAAAAGGCACTGAAAGACACATGACCATTATGATGGTATTATAGAATTCTCAAATAAAAAGCACCCGACTGCAAAGAGTGCAGTTGAAATCACTATTATTCCTATGCAATAGTGTTATAATGGTATCGTGGAAAACAGCATAGAACACAGCCTCGGAGGAGCAATCTTCCGAGGCTTTTCTTATGCCCAAAGGAGATAAGAGAAATGCCAACAAGACCAAAGCGCCCCTGCGGCTACCCCGGCTGTCCCAATCTAACAGACGGACAGTACTGTGAGGAACACCGTGTACAGGAACGGCGAAAGTACGACAAGTACGAACGCTCACCCGATGTGCATAAAAAATACGGACGCGCATGGAAACGCATCCGTGATAGATACTACGCAGCTCACCCCTATTGTGAGCGTTGCTATGTAGAAGGAAGAATGACTCCGGCCGAAGAGGTGCATCATATTCTGCCTGTCTCCAAGGGCGGCAGACATACAGACGATAACCTCATGAGTCTGTGCCGTAGCTGTCACAACAAGATACACCACGAGATGGGTGACCGCTGACCCCAGAGGGGCGGTTCACTTCTCTACGCAGAAGCATCCTGGGCAACGGCGCGGGGTCACGTGTAAACGCAAGGCGTATTCAGAAGGGTAATAGGTCCCGGGCAAAACTTCAGTACGGAAAGGCGGTGTGAAAGTGCCGACAAAATCGAATAACACGGGCGGTGTGGGTGGTAAAAGACCCGGTGCCGGACGCAAGCCGAAGGGTGTAGCAGAAAAAGCCGCAAGCGGAAACCCCGGCGGTCGCAAACTAACCGTTCTGGATATCCCGGATACCGAAGGCTCGGTCATGCCGCAGCCGGACGAGATTCTCTCTGCTACACAGAAAGACGGCACGAAGCTCAAGGCCGCCGAAATATACGAGCGTGTGTGGAAGTGGCTCGACAACCTGGGCGCGACAGCTTACATCGCTCCGGAGGTCATTGAGCAGTATGCCATGTGCCGTGCGAGGTGGCTGCAGTGCGAGGATATGACGAATGAACTCGGTTTCCTTTCCCGTCACCCCACGACCGGCAAGCCGATCACCTCGCCGTTCATCAACATCGGCATCAACTACATGAACCAGGCGGCTCGACAGTGGGACGCCATAATGCAGACCGTCAAGGAGAACTGCTCCGTAGACTTCACAGGAGCAAACCCGAACGATGATCTGGAAAAAATACTTCATCAGAGAAAGGGTTTCTAAAATGTACGAAAAAGTGAATCCGAGCCACCCGGACAAGGTGGCCGACCGTATCGCCGGTGCCCTTGTGGACATGGCATACGCTCAAAAGAAGAACCCCACCATCGCGGTCGAAGTCCTCATCGGTCACGGCAGATGCCACATCATCACCGAGACCACCGTCCGGCTGAACCGCCGGGAGGTTCGGAACGTTGTTCACCGCATCGCCGGGAATGTCCGTGTAGATTACAAAGAGTATGCCCAGGACGAGCATCTTTCCGGCAATCAGAAAAACAGTATCCGCTGCGGAGACAACGGCATCTTTAAGGGGATGCCTGTTACCGAGGAACAGAAGAAGCTCACCGACATCGCCGAGGAGCTGTACGGCATATATCCATTTGATGGAAAGTACATTCTGGACAAGGATGATCTCATCATCTGTCAGTCCAATGTTCCCTCCAGAGCATTGCTGAAGATGTACCCCGGTGCGGCGGTCAATCCGCTCGGTGACTGGACCGGCGGCACAGACGTCGATACCGGAGCTACCAACCGCAAGCTCGGCAGCGATATGGCTGACGGTGTGACCGGCGGCGGACTGCACGGCAAAGACCTCTCAAAAGCGGATGTGTCCGTCAACATTTATGCTTTCCTCAAAGCGCAGGAAACGGGCAAACCCGTGGAACTGTGCTGCGGCATCGGCGATGATACCGTTGACGGCAGACCTTATTCCGAAATCGTGGAGATCGCCCGTGCGTACATCAAGGAGATCGGCGGCTTCGAGAAGTTTGCGGAATGGGGGCTGGTACGATGACTACCACTACTGAGCTTCAACTTGTCCCTTTGGACAAACTGGTACCATATCAGAACAATGCCCGGACACACTCGCCGGAGCAGATCAATAAGCTACGTTCCTCCCTTCGAGAGTTCGGCTTCATCAATCCTGTCATCATCGACCGTGACTTCGGTATCATTGCCGGTCACGGTCGTGTTCTTGCTGCCCGTGAGGAAGGTATCAGAGAGGTGCCTTGTGTATTTGCCGACCATCTTACCGAGGCCCAGAAGAAGGCTTACATTATCGCCGACAACCGCATGGCACTTGATGCCGGATGGGACGAGGAGCTTCTCCGCATTGAGATCGAAGAACTCCAGGGAATGGACTTCGACCCGCTCCTCACCGGTTTTGATGAGAAGGAACTGTCGAAGCTGTTTGATGACGGTAAGGAAGCCAAGGATGATGACTTCGATGTAGACGCTGAACTGCAAAAGCCCACCGTCACCAAGCTCGGTGATGTGTGGACGCTCGGCAGGCATTGCCTCGTCTGCGGTGACAGTACCAAGCCGGAGACCTATGAGGTCCTGATGGAGGGAAAGAAAGCCAACCTCGTAGTCACCGACCCTCCGTACAACGTAAACTACAAAGGCTCTGCCGGAACGATTCAAAACGATAACTGGTCGGACGGCGAAGCCTTTTATCATTTCCTGCTCGATGCCTTTACCAATATGGAAAAGGTCATGGCAAATGATGCTTCGATCTATGTTTTCCACGCCGACACCGAAGGTCTGAACTTCCGTAAAGCGTTCGCCGATGCCGGATTCTATCTCTCCGGCTGCTGTATCTGGAGGAAGCCGAGCCTGGTGCTTGGGCATTCTCCGTATCAGTGGCAGCATGAACCGTGCCTCTTTGGGTGGAAGAAAAACGGCAAACATCAGTGGTACGGTGACCGGAAGCAGACTACCATATGGGAGTTCGAGAAAAGCAAGAAGAATGGTGAGCATCCGACCATGAAGCCGATACCGCTTCTGTGCTATCCCATTATGAACTCCTCCATGTCGAACACCCTCGTCCTCGACCCCTTCGGCGGCAGCGGCAGTACGCTTATTGCCTGTGAGCAGACAGACCGTGACTGCTACACCGTTGAGCTGGACGAGAAGTTCTGCGACGTCATCGTGAAGCGGTACATTGAATTTGTCGGTACTGCGGATCATGTCTCGGTGCTGCGGGACGGAGTCGAAAAGAAATACACGGAACTGGAGGTGCCGGATGATGAGTAACCTCACCCTCGGCAGTCTCTTTGACGGTTCCGGAGGCTTTCCCCTCGGCGGGATGCTTGCCGGGATCACTCCGGTGTGGGCATCGGAAATCGAACCGTTTCCCATCCGTGTAACGACAAAGCGTCTGCCTTTTATGAAGCATTACGGAGATATATCCGCTATGGATGGCGGGAAGGTCGAGCCGGTTGACATAATCACGTTCGGTTCGCCTTGCCAGGATATGTCCGTTGCCGGTAAACGGGCGGGTCTGGACGGTTCCCGCTCGAACCTTTTCTATGAAGCTGTCCGTATCATAAAAGAAATGAGAAAGGCCACAGGCGGCGAATATCCGAAATGGGCGTGTTGGGAGAATGTTCCCGGCGCTTTTTCATCTTCGGGCGGCGAGGATTTTCGCTGTGTTCTCGAATGCCTGTGCGGTATCGTTGATGAATCTGTTTCAATCCCTAAGCCTGCAAAATGGGCTAACAGCGGAGAGATCGTGGGTGACGGTTACTCCGTCGCGTGGCGAGTCCTCGATGCGCAATACTGGGGAGTGCCCCAAAGAAGAAAACGCATCTTCCTTGTCGCAGATCTTACAGGCGGGCGTGCCGGAAAGGTACTATTTGAGTCCGAGGGCCTGTCTGGGTATACTCCGCAGGGCTTCCGCCCGTGGCAAAGAGCTGCCGAGAGTTCTGAAGCTTGCGCTGGAACGTCAGGCATCGGCTTTGACGGCTATAACGGAAGCGTAACGGATGACAAATCCGCTACCCTCGGTGTGAACTGCGGGATGTCGACCGGCCGCAACGGTGTCGTGCTGAACGACCAGGGCGGCAACCGAATGGACGTGACCGAGAATGTCACCTGTACTCTCCGTGCCGAAGCTCACCATCCTCCTTGCGTCATGGAGTCGGCAGGCTTCTGCACGGAGCATTCGGCAAAGGCAAGGGGTATCGGATATGAAGAAGAAACTTCTCCTACGCTCCGTGCCGGCACCGTTCCCGCTGCGGTCGCGCTGGAAAACCATCCGACCGACAGCAGAGTGAAGATCTCCGAAAACGGAAAGGTGCAGACACTGACTTCCCGTATGGGAACCGGTGGAATGAACGTGCCTCTGCTTTTGAAAATACGCTCCGGCTGTGAGGGCGGCGGCAAGGGACCGCTCATTCAGGAAGATAAGTCCGCAACGCTGTCGTGCAATAATGATCAGACATTGTTTGCACCCTGCTCGTGGGATGGCGGTCAGGTCTCGCCAACGCTCACCAAACAGAATGCCGGCGGCAGTCAGCGTATGCCGGACAAGGATAACTTCAACTGTGTTCTTCAGCCTGTGACGGGACCGCTTCTCGCAAGCGGATATGAAAAGCTCGGAACGCAGGAAGCAGCAAACGGAATGTATGTACTTCAGCCCTTCGGTATCTGCTCCAAGGACAGCAATGCGATGAAATCTGCCAATCCACACAGCGGTTTTTACGAAGCAGATACCTCCCGCACGATTGACGGAAACGGAGGAAATCCATCCTGCAATCAGGGTGGGATTGCCGTTGTCTGCGTTGATCAGGGCGGCGGAAAATCCTCAGTCAATGTTTCGGAGGAACTTGCACCCACCCTTGCCACCTCACACGGTGGGGAACCTGTCGTTGCTTTCACACAGAATCAGCGCAATGAAGTCCGGGCACTTGGCGAAGCATCCGCTGCGGTGTGTGCAAACACCGGAATGAAACAGCAGACCTATATAATGCAGGGCTCTATGATCGGTCGGAAAAATGAAAACGGTCCGCAGGGTAACGGTGTCAATGAGGAAGTTTCCTTTACGCTCAATACAGTCGACCGCCACGCTGTTGCGTATTCCATGACCACCGGTAGCTTTCCGAATGTTGCGAAGGAGAAGGTGCCTCCGCTCCTTGCACGGGACTTCAAGGATGCGACCGTTGTGACCGAGCCGTCCTTCGGTATCGGGCGGGATGCTTTCAATCAGGGAGCAAATGCCCAGTTCAAGCCTGTAATCGAAGAGGAGCTTCAGCCGACACTTGTAGCGAAAGGTCCCGGAGCGGTGGCTCAGGATGATTTCGGTTACACTGTCCGCCGTCTCACACCGACCGAGTGTGCCCGTCTGCAGGGATTTCCGGACTGGTGGTGCAGTGACCTCGGCACAGAAAAGCCGACCGACGCCGAGGTCTACGAATGGTACAAGATATTCGAGACCTATCGGAAAATAACCGGCAGCGGAAGCAAACCGAAAACAGATAAGCAGATACGGGCCTTCCTTGCCAATCCTCACTCAGACTCTGCGGAGTATAAGATGTGGGGCAACGGTGTCGCACTGCCTTGTGTTTATTTCGTGCTGTCGGGCATTGTCTGGGCAAACGAAAATATTGTGTAATCATCACAGTTTCAAGCCTCAAATTTGGTGTCATATTTTCCATGAAAATGTGCAGCTAATCCTTGCTATTCACGGGGTTCAGAGTGATTAATACACTACACCAAAATACAAGGAGGATACCCCATGACAGCACAAAAACAGAGTCGGCTCAACGAGCTTGCAGCGGACTTCGGTAATATCAAAAACCGCCGCCTTCTAGTTGAGGAATTCGGAGACAGCAAGTTTCCTTTCTCCGGCATCAACGAAGATGGCGAAGAAACCCTTATGAGCATTTCGGCATCCGGCATAGTAGTCGACACTTATCAGTCAAACGGCTGGGTTCGCAAGAACTACTACGATGCAAACGGCTATGCCGAAGGCGAATCCTTTGACGGGGGGTGGAACGGATGACCATCCAGTACAACGTCCCCGGCAGCAAGCGCAAGGAGCTTGTAAAGACCGTCGCTGCATGGCTCGGCGAGGAGATCAAATACTGCGGCGCACCGAGCTTCGCCTACGAGGTAGATTATTTCACCATCGACCGGAACGGCTGCCTTTCCTTCGATGACCGTGCCGACAGCGAGGTCATTGAGAGACTGCTTGATCACCTTTACGATGAGGGCTTTGAGTGCGAGGAAGCACCCAAAGCCGAGCCGAAAGCCGAGACCGCCGCAACGGACATGGCAGACGATGACACCTACGACCTTACCATCAACCTTCCGAGAAGCCTTTTCACAGACACCGCCATTGAAAACCTGCAGAAGCTCGTCAAGGGCAAGGAAAGTCTTCTGAAAAAGGCGCTCGGCACGGACAGCGTTCCGGTCATCGTCACCGAGGACACGGTCGAGTTCCCCTGGTTCAACGGCATCACATCCACGGAAGAACACGATGCCTACCTTCACCTTGTGACCGCCATCGCTGCGATGGCACGGGAACAGAAACGCATCTCCGTGCAGGACAAGGAAGTCGACAATGAGAAGTACGCTTTCCGATGCTTCCTTCTCCGGCTCGGCTTCATTGGGGACGAATTTAAGTGGCAGAGAAAATTCCTGCTCCGGAACCTCTCCGGTTCTGCCGCCTTCAAGAGCGGCAAAGCAAAGGAGGTAAACGAATGATGCGAGAAATAAGCAAAAACGCCCTCACAGCCCTTCGTGAGGGCTACCCGAAGGGCTGTCGGGTGGAGCTTACCCACATGAACGACCCCTGGAACACGAAGCTCCACGAGGGCTGCCGGGGTACGGTCATAGCAGTGGATGACATGGGTACGATCCATGTTGCATGGGACTGCGGTTCTTCCCTCGGTGTTGTTTACGGCATAGATAGCTGCCGCAGGATTGACCTGTAATCTGCGCTAAAATACACAAGACCCGGCGTGTATCTTTGTCGAATATATGGCTCCGAATTGTCTTGATATATGTGCCTTTTAGAGTGATTAATACACTACCGAAAGGAAATACACCGACAAAACGGAGGAACATACAATGAACGACAAGACCATGAACCAGATCAACGAAATGAAGCAGCAGACCATTGGGGTCGAGGTTGAGATGAACAACATCACCCGCCGGGATGCCGCAAAGCTCGCCGCCGACTTCTTTGGCACCGGACGCTTTGAGGACACCGCCTACCGCAACGGCTACTTCACCTGGTCAGCCTGGGACACGCAGAACCGCGAGTGGAAATTTCAACGCGACGTCAGCATCCGGGGCGATGACGCACACAAATGCGAGATGGTCACCCCAATCCTGACCTACGCCGACATGGACACCCTGCAGGAGCTTATCCGCCGCCTCCGCAAAGCCGGAGCCAAGAGCGACCCCACAAGAGGCTGCGGAGTTCACATTCACATCGGAGCCAAGGGACACACCCCGCAGAGCCTCCGAAACCTTGCCAACATCATGGCGAGCCACGAAAGCCTCCTGATCGCCGCCCTCGGCATCGACTACCACCGCATCAGCCGCTACTGCCGGACGGTCGACCCCGACTTCCTCCGGATGCTGAACAAGCGCAAGCCCACCACGATGGCGGCACTTGCGGACATTTGGTACGAAGGCAACAATGCGGAAGACAACCGAGGCTTCCACTACAACGACAGCCGCTACCATATGCTGAACCTCCACGCCACCTTCACCAAGGGCACGATAGAGTTCCGGCTTTTCCAGTTTGACGCGCCGCTCGGTGACAGGCAGAACGGACTTCACGCCGGACAGCTCAAGAGCTACATTCAGCTTTGCCTCGCACTCAGCCAGATGGCGAAGACGGTGAAGACAGCAAGCCCCAAGCCGCAGCAGACCGAGAATCCCAAGTACGCGATGAGGACTTGGCTCCTCCGCCTCGGCTTCATCGGCGAGGAGTTCGCCACAGCAAGAGACCTCCTGACCCGCCGCCTTGCCGGGGATGCCGCCTTCCGCAACGGCAGAGCCGCTTGAAGGGCATAGCCACAGGCCCCCGAACCCGCTCCGGCGGGCTTTCGGTGGTAGAAGGACAATTAAGGAGGTCAATTCATGAACACAAAATACTACCTCGCCTACGGCAGCAACCTCAACCGCTATCAGATGCGTGTCCGCTGTCCCGGCGCGAAGCCTCTCGGCACAGCGGTGATTGAGAATTACCGACTGCTTTTCAAGGGCAGTCAGAGCGGAGCGTACCTCACGATAGAACCCGCCGAAGGCTACCACGTCCCCGTTGCGGTGTGGGCGGTGACCGAGGAAGATGAGCAAATGCTCGATCGCTACGAAGGCTATCCGACTTTCTACTACAAAGCCGGACTGACGATCACCTACAAGGGCATCCTCAGCAGTCTGCCTCGCACCTGCACCGCCTTCGTTTACATCATGCATGAGGAACGGAAGCTCGGCATCCCAAGCACCCGGTACTTCACGACCTGCGCTCAGGGCTACAGGGACTTCGGATTTGACACCGCCCTTCTCATGGAGGCATACAATCACAGCTTTTACACGGAGGCAGAATATGAAGACTGAAATAACGAGAATCGCTGTCTGCCCCAAGTGTGGACAGACCTATATCGGGCATCCGGCACTTTCCCGTGAGGACAATGAGACCCTCATCTGCCCAGACTGCGGAGTGCGTGAAGCTCTGGACAGTCTCGGCATCGAGCCGGAGGAGCAGGAGAAGATCCTCGGCACGATCCACCGCTGCACAGATCAGCGGTAAAATACACATTATTTCCTCCGATTTTTTGTGTAGATCATGACTCAGATATAGCTTGCTATTCAGGGCGTTTAGAGTGATATATGTACACAACGAAAGGGGCAAGACCCCGAACACAGGAGGAAAACACCATGAAGAACCGCATTGCAGCCATTGATACCGCCCTTGAGAACCACAGCCGCCTGACCTGGAACGAACTCGGCTTCAACCCCACCTTCGGACAGGCTTACCTTTACAGCATCGAAGCCGGGAACGACCTGCCGAACTTCGGCGAGGTCATTTGGGACAGCGAGATCGAGCAGATCATCGCCGACTGCCGCAAGACCGGAACGACCGAGTTCACCGTCAGCTCCACCTTCTCAAGCCTCATCGAAACCCTTGCCGAGTTCCAGAAGCACGGCTGCATGATGAAGGGGCTGACCGAGATCAACAGCCGCTTCAACGACTGGCGGACCGGCGAGAAGGAGCGCATCCCCGCAATCCTGATGAGCCTTTGATTTTCCCAACAGCAGAGATTGAGCCGGAAGGCTCTTTCTCTCGTATAAAATACACACTTTCTCCGTCAAATCATTGTGTATATTATGACGCTGATTTAGCTTGCTATTCAGGGCATTCAGAGTGATATATGTACACAACGAAGGGGCAAGACCCCGATAAACAGGAGGAACCACCATGAACAAGAACACCGCAGCGAAGGCAGACGCCCGCAGACTTCCCACCGCAAGCACCCCGGAGAACCTTGAGATGAGCTTCTCCACGGTTCTGAATTTCGGCAACAGCGTTCTGGTAGCCGGATATTACTACCAGCCCCACGGCGGCTGCTACTACGGCGCGGTCTACACCTTCACCACCGCCGACCACACCTGCGAAGGCAAGGTCAAGCTGGTGACTACCTCGGAAGAGAGCTTCGAGGACAACGGACACGCCATCGCCTGGTGCATGGCAAACTGCAAAGCGTAAACAGCAAAAACGAGATCGAGCCGGAAGGCTCTTTCTCTCGTATAAAATACACACTTTCTCCGTCAAATCATTGTGTATATTATGACGCTGAATTAGCTTGCTATTTCAGGCGTTTAGAGTGATATATACAGTAACAAAACGAACGGAGGACACCGAAATGTTTACAGAAGACTACGCAAGAAGCAAAGCCGCCATCCTGGTCAGAGACCACAACGCCTACCGTAAGATGAAGTACGAAGCAGCCTGCAGGGATTACCGCACCGCCCTCGACAACCTGATCCACGTCGCCGGACGCAAAGGCTGGAAGATTTCCTACAAGGTTTCCAGAGCCGGCTACATTACGCTTGAGAATTGAGGAGGGGCGAAGCGATGACGAGATTTGAGAAGGACTTGACCGAAGCCCTGAACGGCAACGAGATTGAGGTTCTGAAACGCCGCAAGGCAGAGCTTGCGAGGCTGACCGCCGAGGGCAAGAGCTGCAGGAATGCCTTCCGCAGACAGTGCATTGCTCAGGAGGTCGCAAGGCTGACCGCCGAATACAACGAGATCAGCAATAAATTCTAAGAGGTTTCCTCTACATTTTAGGGGAAACCTCAATCCATTACTTCAAAGTCGCACCCATCCGGGTGGCGGCTGTTTTTTATGCCTATGATACGAAAACTGAAACATTATAAACCTACACGCTTCATGGCGGAGGACAGCCACTACGACAAGGATGCCGCCGATCATGCGGTGTGCTTCATTGAGAAGTTCTGCTGTCACACCAAAGGCACATGGGACGGTCAGCCATTCGAGCTTATCGACTGGCAGGAACAGATCATCCGCGACATCTTCGGTGTTCTGAAGCCCAACGGCTACAGACAATTTAATACGGCCTATATCGAAATCCCCAAGAAGCAGGGCAAGTCCGAGCTTGCCGCCGCCGTTGCGCTGTACCTCCTCTGTGCGGACTTTGAGCCGGGAGCGGAGGTGTACGGCTGTGCCGCTGACCGCAACCAGGCACAGATCGTCTTTGACGTTGCTCTCGCAATGGTCAAGCGGTGTCCCGTGCTTGCAAACAAGATGAATATAAAGGCTTCGCAGAAGGAAATGGAGTACATTCCGACGGGGAGCAAGTACAAAGCTCTGTCGGCGGATGTGGCGAATAAGCACGGCTTTAATACCCACGGAGTCATTTTTGACGAACTCCATACCCAGCCCAACAGAAAACTGTATGATGTCATGCTTAAGGGTTCGGGCGATGCTCGTATGCAACCGCTGTATTTCCTCATCACTACCGCTGGGGACAATACAAACTCCATCTGCTACGAGGTGCATCAGAAGGCAAAGGATATCCTTGAGGGCAGGAAGTTCGACCCGACCTTCTATCCCGTGATCTACGGTGCTGACGAGTCCGATGACTGGACTGACCCGAAGACATGGAAGAAGGCAAACCCCTCCCTCGGTATCACTGTTGGCATCGACAAGGTGCAGGCGGCTTGTGACCAGGCAAAGCAGAACCCCGCCGAAGAGAACGCTTTCCGGCAGTTAAGACTAAACCAATGGGTCAAACAGGCAGTCCGCTGGATGCCAATGCATCTGTGGGACAAATGTGCCTTTGCCGTAAACGAGGATGACCTCGAAGGGCGTGTCTGTTACGGCGGTCTGGACTTGTCTTCCACCACGGATATTACGGCATTCGTTCTGGTATTTCCTCCGTTGGATGAGGATGACAAATACATCATTCTTCCGTACTTCTGGATACCGGAGGACAACATCGAACTGCGTGTCCGGCGCGACCATGTGCCGTATGACCTTTGGCAGAGGCAGGGTTATCTGGAAACCACCGAGGGCAATGTCGTTCATTACGGTTATATTGAAAAGTTCATCGAAAAACTCGGTGAGCGTTTCAATATCCGCGAGATTGCTTTCGACCGCTGGGGAGCGATACAGATGGTGCAGAACCTTGAGAACATGGGCTTCACGGTCGTTCCCTTCGGACAGGGCTTTAAGGATATGAGTCCTCCGACCAAGGAGCTGATGAAGCTGACACTTGAGCAGAGGATCGCCCACGGCGGACACCCCGTCCTCCGCTGGATGCTCGACAATGTCTGTGCCAAGAGTGACCCCGCCGGAAATATAAAAATGGACAAGGAAAAATCCACAGAGAAAATAGACGGTGCCGTTGCAACGGTCATGGCTCTCGACAGAGCGATCCGCTGCGGCAACGATACCGGGGAGAGCGTGTACGATTCAAGAGGACTGTTGTTCATATAGCCCTTTAACCTTTTCCGCAGCATAAGTAATCAGTTCCTCCGGAGTCGGTACGTCACCGGTGCAGGGTATCTCTTTCCACTTTGCCTGTACAGCAGGGTCTGCATTGCACAGACCGGCAAGCATGGCGAGCTTTATTTCTTTCCGTACTGCCTCAACAGTCGTGCCGTTTCGGATTGCTACCGTCTGCAATGCTTCTTCAGCGGATATGCGTGTTCTTTTCATAATCGTTCTCCTTGTGTGCTTATTAGAACTGTTTCCGTTCTCATAGAACGACTATACCATATGCGCCGTGTAGCTTTTTGTCGAAGAAAGGCGAAGAAAAAGAGAGTCGCAATAAAAATTGCGAACTCCCTGTTAATCGCACGAAAGCTCAGTGATCAGAGCGCCGAGGACATTAAGTGCCTTACGCTGTTTCTCCGGTGATAGAGTTTTCAGTTTTTCAGATATCTCCGATGCCTGCAGAAGAACCGCAGTATCAAGGTCATCCTGAAGCAAATAGTCTGCTCCGACACCGAGTACATTTGCAATAGCAATCAGCTTATCCAACTTCGGAGACTTAACACCGCGCTCGATTACGCTCATATGATCTACGCTGTAATCCACAGCAGCGGCAAGCTCCTCCTGTGTCATGTTTTTCTTTTCACGGGCAGCTTTGATCCGCTTTCCCAACGCTGTCAGGTTCATGATCCACCTCCTTATTGAACGGTATCCGTTCTTTAAGTATATGGATTAAGCATCGAATCGAACAGGAGCAGCGAACACTATACCCGTTCCAAAAGAACGGATACACGCAAATAAAAACACACAGCATTTACATTACTGGAGGTGATCCAATATGGGCAATCTATCCGGGCTGTTCCGTTCCAGGGACAAGCCTCAAAACCGAACAGCCGGCTCCGGCTATACATTCTTCCTCGGAGGCAGTTCCTCCGGCAAAGCCGTCACGGAACGCTCCGCTATGCAGATGACAGCGGTGTATTCCTGTGTCCGCATCCTTTCCGAGGCAGTAGCCGGACTGCCGCTTCATCTGTACCGCTACAACGATTCCGGCGGCAAGGAGAAGGCTGTTGACCATCCGTTGTACCGACTGCTACACGATGAACCGAATCCGGAGATGAGTTCTTTTGTCTTCCGTGAAACGCTCATGACCCACCTTTTGTTGTGGGGGAACGCTTTTTCTCAAATCATCCGCAACGGTAAGGGCGAGATCATCGCGCTGTACCCGTTGATGCCCAATAAGATGACCGTTGACCGTGATGAAAACGGACATCTTTTTTACAGTTATCAGCGGTCAAACGATGAAGCCATCGGCGAAAGCGGCAGGGTCATCCTCAAGCCTTCAGATGTGCTGCATATCCCCGGCTTGGGCTTTGACGGCTTAGTCGGTTACAGCCCAATCGCAATGGCGAAGAACGCCATCGGTCTTGCCATTGCCACGGAGGAATACGGTGCCAAGTTCTTCGCAAACGGTGCAGCACCGTCCGGTGTCCTCGAACACCCCGGCACTCTGAAAGACCCCTCAAAAATTCGTGAAGCATGGCAGAGTCAGTTCGGAGGATCGCAGAACAGCGGCAAGGTGGCCGTTTTGGAAGAAGGCATGAAATATACGCCTATCTCCATTTCCCCGGAACAGGCACAGTTTTTGGAAACAAGGAAATTTCAGATAAATGAGATAGCTCGAATTTTCAGAGTGCCTCCGCATATGGTCGGAGACCTTGAAAAATCGAGCTTTTCCAATATTGAGCAACAGTCCCTTGAGTTCGTGAAATACACGCTCGACCCGTGGGTAGTTCGTTGGGAGCAGTCAATTATGCGGACGCTTCTCAGTCCCACCGAGAAGAATGAGTATTTCGTCAAATTCAATCTTGAGGGTCTGCTTCGCGGAGACTATCAGTCCCGCATGAACGGTTACGCCATTGGTCGGCAGAACGGTTGGATGTCCGCAAACGACATTCGTGAGCTTGAAAACCTCGACCTTATCCCCGATGAGGATGGCGGCAACCTGTATCTGGTCAACGGCAATATGCTGCCCATTAAGTCGATCGCCGAGGGCAACTTCTATACTGTGCAGCCGACTGCAAATAACGATGTAGGAAAGGAGGATACCGATGAAAAATCCGAAGAAGTTCTGGAACTGGAAAAACCAAACGGACGAGGACGGTACTCACGAGAGAGTGCTTGAGTTCTACGGCACGATTGCCGAGGAGCCCTGGTTCGATGATGACATCTCTCCCAAGATGTTCAGAGAGGAGCTGTTCGCTGACAAGGGACCCGTGACCATTTGGATCAACTCTCCCGGCGGTGATTGCAATGCCGCAAGTCAGATCTATACCGCACTCATGGACTACAAGGATGATGTGACTGTAAAGATCGATGGCATGGCAGCGTCCGCCGCCTCCGTTATCGCTATGGCAGGCACTCATGTCTTGATGGCTCCCACGGCAATGATGATGATCCACAACCCTTCTACCGGTGCCTACGGTGACCACAAGGATATGGAAGAGGTCATCGCCATGCTGGAAGAGGTCAAGGAAGGCATCATCAATGCCTATGAGATCCGCACCGGTCTTTCCCACGCACAGCTCTCTCACATGATGGATTCCACCACATGGATGAACGCAAAGAAAGCTATCGAGCTTGGCTTTGCCGATGAAATGCTGACGGACTCCAAGCACACCCCCGCAGATGTTGAAGCCTATGCCTTTTCCGCAAGAGACGTGGAACAGGCTGTGGTCAACAAGATCGTCGCAAAGGTTCGGGCACGAAAGAAGGCTGAACCGCCCAAGCCGGAAGGCCGTAAAGTCAGCGACCTTATGGAACGGCTTGATCTTCTCAAATACTAATTTTTTATGGAGGAATATATCATGACTGCACTTGAACTGCGTGAAAAGCGCGCAAAACTGTGGGAAGGCACTAAGGCTTTCCTCGAAACCCACCGTAAGGAAAACGGCACTCTGTCCGCAGAGGATGATGCCGCCTATGTCAAGATGGAGCAGGAGATCAACGACCTCGGCAGAGAGATCGCCCGCGCCGAGCGTCTTGAAGCTGTAGACGCTGCTATGGCTCTGCCCACCAGTAAGCCCCTCACCGAAAAGCCCGAGGCTCAGAAGAAGGATGAAAAGACCGGCAGAGCTTCCGATGCCTACAAAAAGGCATTCTGGGCACAGGCTCGTTCCCGCACCAATGCTACTCCCGAAGTCCGCAACGACCTGCAGGTCGGTACTGACTCTGAGGGAGGTTATCTCGTTCCCGATGAGTTTGAGCATACCCTCGTTCAGTCTCTGAACGAGGCCAACTTCATCCGTACCCGCGCCCGTGTCATCACCACCTCCAATGGTCTGCATAAGATCCCCATCGTGGCCGCTCACGGCTCCGCAGCGTGGATGGAGGAAGAGGACGCCTATACCGCAAGCGATGAGACCTTCGGTCAGGTCAACCTCGATGCCCACAAGGTCGGTACTCTCATCAAGGTTTCCGAAGAACTTCTGCAGGACAGCGCCTTCGACCTTGAGAAGTACATGAACGAGGAATTCACCCGCCGTATCGGTGACAAGGAAGAGGATGCCTACCTCAACGGTGACGGTTCTCACAAACCTACCGGTATCCTGAACTCCACCGGCGGTGCGCAGGTCGGCGTCACCACCGCATCCGCAACCGCCATCACCGCTGATGAGATCATCGACCTCTTCTACAGTCTCAAGGCTCCCTACCGCAAGAATGCCATCTGGGTTCTGAACGATGACACCATCAAGGCGATTCGCAAGCTGAAAAACGGTGCCGGTGACTACCTGTGGCAGCCCGCACTGAAGGACGGCGATGTTCCCACCATTCTGGGCAGACCCTACTTCACCTCGCAGTTCGCACCCACCATCGCCTCCGGTGCCAAGGTCATCGCCTTTGGTGACTTCAGCTTCTACTGGATCGGTGACCGTCAGGGCATCAGCTTCAAGCGTCTGAATGAGCTGTACGCCGGCAACGGTCAGGTCGGTTTCCTTGCGTCCAAGCGTCTGGATGGCAAGCTCGTTCTGCCCGAGGCCATCAAGGTGCTGCAGATGAAGGCGTGAGGTGATCTCCATGAGCTATAACACCAAGAATTACACCGAGCAGGGCGGCGATGTCACCCATTTCGGCGGCAAGGTCATCTTCGAGGAAGGCTGCGAGGTGGAGGGTAATTCCTTCACCCCTGCGGCTAACCAGGCAGACAGCACCGCCACCACCGTTGCCGCGCTGAAGGATGAATTCAACGCCCTTCTCACTAAACTCAAAACCGCCGGCCTTATGGAGGCTGACGAGGAATGATTCACAGGGACTTCGGCTTGACCGCCGGAGTCCCTTTTTCGGAGGTTACGCAATGATTGTCACTCTTGAGGAAACGAAAGGCTACCTCCGTGTGGACTACGATGACGATGACGAGCTGATCGAGTCGTTCATTGCTTCGGCAGAACAGCTCGTAGCGGATGTTGCAAGAGTCGATGTTTCGGAACTTTCCACCGGATACAGTGAGAAGTTCCGAATCGCCGCTCTGTATGCCACCGCCTATCTCTATGAACACCGGGAGGAAGCCGACCACAACGCTCTGACCTTGAGCCTGCGCTCCTTCCTCTGCGGTGAGCGAAGGGCGGGATTCTGATGAAGGTTGCTCTGCTCAACCGCATCATTACCGTTCAGAGACACACCGCTGTTACGGATGAGATCGGCAATCATCTGAATACCTGGACTGCTTTTTATTCCTGCCACGCCACGGTCAGCGGCGAGACGGACACCGAAGCGGAGGAAGCCGGAACAACAGTTGATGATACCAAAGCTGACTTTACGCTCCGCTGGTGTGCCGCCTCCTCAGTTATCACTCCTACCGAATACCGGGTCGTGATGGACGGTCAGATATACGATATTCTCTCTGTTGACCATATGAACTTCAAGCACAAGAGCGTGAAGCTCCGGTGCCGGAAAGCGAGGCGGTAACGGTGTCTATTCCCGTGGGAAACCTCGCCGATGAGGTAATGAAACAGCTGGGCGAGTATGCCGAGGTCACAACAGACGGCATGAAAAAGGCGGTAAGCGCAGCCGGAAAGACAGTACGCAAGGAGATACAGTCCGGCGCACCCGTTAGGAGCGGCAAATATAAAAAGAGCTGGACGGTCAAGAAGACCGCCGAGTCCGCGACAAAGCTGGAGGTCACGGTGCATTCCAAAAACCGCTATCAGCTTGCCCACCTTCTGGAACACGGTCATGCCAAGCGTAACGGCGGCAGGACGAAGGCGATACCGCATATCGCTCCGGCAGAGGAACTCGGCGCGGAACAGCTCGAACAGGACATAGAAAGGATGATTCGGAATGGATGAATTACTGGAAGTGGTGCAGGAGATCGGCTACCCCAATGCCTACGACCACTTCGCCGAGGGTGAAGCTCCGGAGCTTCCGTACATTCTGTACCTCGTCCCGGAGAGCAACAATTTCGCTGCCGACAACTACGCATATTTCAAGATTAACGAAGTCCACATAGAGCTGTACACCGACCGCAAGGACCTGGCGGCGGAGCAGAAAGTCGAAGCTGTGCTTGATCGGCACGGCATTTTTTATAACAGGTCTGAAACGTGGATTGAGAGCGAACAGCTCTATGAAGTCCTTTATTATTTCGATATGGAGGTAAAAGACAATGCCTAACAAGGTCAAATACGGTCTGAAAAATGTCCATGCGGCAATTCTGACCGAAACCACCACGGACGGTGTTACCAGTTACAGCTACGGCACACCCAAGCCTGTCCCCGGCGCGGTAAGCATCAGCCTCGAGGCACAGGGCGAGACTTCTCCGTTTTATGCGGACGATATCGTGTATTTCCGCACCAATGCCAACAACGGCTACTCCGGCGATCTGGAGATCGCGCTGATCCCCGAATGGTTCAGAACCGACATTCTCAAGGAGGATGACGATGCCAACGGTGTGCTTGTGGAGAAGAGCGATATCGGCGAGAGCGTGAAGTTTGCTCTGCTGTTTGAGTTCACCGGCGATGCGAAGGGTATCCGCCATGTGCTGTATAACTGCTCTGCGTCCCGCCCCTCTCTCGAGTCGCAGACGAAAGAGGAGAACGTCGAACCGGGTACGGAGAAGCTGTCCATCACCGCCGACCCCAGAGGTGACGGCCTGGTCAAAGCCCGCACGGGAGACAGCACTACCACTACCGCCTATAACGGTTGGTATTCTTCTGTGTATACGCCCGTTGCTCCTACCCCTCCCGGCGGAGGTTCGTCCGGTAATCATGAACCGACTTGAGGTGACAGAGCATGATTGAAAAAACGATTGAGGTCAGCGGCAAGGAGGTTAGGTTCCGTTCCTCCGCCGCTGTCCCTCGCCTCTACAGGGCAAAATTCAAACGGGACATTTTCAAGGATTTCTCCAAGCTCGAAAAGTCTTACAAGGATAACGCTGACGAGGGTGAAGCCTTCGCCATCGAGGATCTGGAAATCTTCGAGAATGTGGCATACATCATGGCATATCATGCCGACCCCACCATCCCCGGCACGATTGAGGACTGGCTCGACCAGTTCGATATGTTCAGCATCTATCAGGTACTTCCCGAAATACTGGAGATGTGGGGAACGAACATGATGACCGATGTTGTCTCTAAAAAAAACGAAATCCCTCAACGAGGGAAATGACCACGCCCCTGTTCCTCCTGCGCTGCGTGGAACTTGGCATATCCGTCCGTGATCTGGAACTGCTCACTATCGGTCTGATACTGGATATGTGGACGGAGAAGGATAATGACGGCATCGAATATGACCGTATCGCAACGCAGGAGGACATGGATAAATTCTAATGGAGGTGAGTAAATGGCAGGCAGGATAAAAGGCATTACTGTCGAGATCGGCGGCGATACCACGGGGCTTGAGAAAGCTCTGAAACAAGTCAACAGCACGATAAAAACCACGCAGTCCGAGCTGAAGGATGTTGAACGCCTGCTGAAGCTCGATCCCTCCAATACACAGCTTCTCGCCCAGAAGCAGAAAGACCTCAAGGAAGCCATCGGCGCGACCTCCGAAAAACTGAACACTCTCAAAGAGGCACAGCGACAGGCAAAGGAGCAGCTCGAAAACGGTGACCTTGGGCAGGACAAGTATGATGCCCTGCAGAGGGAGATCATCGAGACCGAGCAGGAGCTTCGCAGACTGCAGGAAGAAGCCGTTACCACCAACGCCACCCTTGCGAAAATCGAAGAGGTCGGCGGCAAGTTTGAGGCGGTCGGTGACAAGATCACCGGAGTCGGCAACAAGGTCATGCCCGCTTCGCTTGCCGTTATCGGTCTCGGAACGGCGGCAGTAAAGACCGCTGCGGACTTTGATTCCGCTATGGCGCAGGTAGCCGCTGTATCCGGTGCGACCGGAGATGACCTGCAGGCTCTCCGGGACAAAGCCCGCGAGATGGGCGAAAAGACGAAATTCTCCGCCTCAGAAGCCGCGTCCGCCATGAACTATATGGCGATGGCCGGATGGAAAACCTCGGATATGCTCTCCGGCATTGATGGTATCATGTCTCTTGCCGCTGCCTCCGGTGAAGACCTTGCCACCACCTCGGACATCGTCACGGACGCTCTGACCGCCTTCGGACTGACGGCAGCTGACTCCGGTCACTTTGCGGATATCCTCGCGGCGGCGGCATCCAATGCCAACACGAACGTTGGCATGATGGGTGAAACTTTCAAGTACTGCGCTCCCGTTGCCGGTGCCCTCGGCTATTCGGCGGAGGATGTTGCCGAGGCGGTCGGTCTCATGGCAAACAGCGGTATCAAGGCAACACAGGCCGGTACTGCTATGCGAACCATGATGACGAAACTCCAGGGCGAACTGGAACTGTCCGGTGCGGCATTCGGAGAGGTAACCGTTGCCACGGCAAACGCTGACGGCTCCATGCGTGAACTCGGAGATATCCTTGGTGACCTCCGTGGGTATTTCTCGCAGATGACTGAGTCCGAAGCGGCAGCGGCGGCAGAGACCCTTGTCGGTAAGAATGCCATGTCCGGCTTCCTTGCCGTCATGAATGCCGCTCCCGGAGATATAGACAAGCTCAATAACGCCATTGCCAACTGTGACGGTACAGCCGAAGAGATGGCGGCGATCATGCAGGACAACCTCGGCGGTCAGCTCACCATACTGAAATCGCAGTTGGAGGAGTTGGCTATTTCCTTTGGCGAGATGCTGATGCCCGCCATCCGAAGTATCGTCAGCAAGATACAGGCTTTTGTCGACAAGCTCAATAACATGGACGAAGGCACACGGCAGGTCATCTTGAAGATAGGTCTGCTTGTGGCGGCTCTCGGTCCCTTCCTTGTGATACTCGGCAAGAGCATCTCCGGCATCGGTTCTGCTATGAAGGGATTCTCCTCTCTGGCAAAGGGCATCGGCAAGCTCGGCGTAAAGATTGCCGGAAGCACCGGGTCGATCACAAGCCTTGGAAGTGCCATTGGTGCTGTTGCCGGTCCCGTTCTCGCCATCGTTGCTGTGATAGCAGTTCTCGTTGCCGCATTCAAGCATCTGTGGGATACCAATGACGGCTTCCGGGAAAACATTCTCGCAACCTGGGCAAAGATAAAGGAAACCGTCTCCGGTTTCTGCCAGGGCATTGTGGATCGGCTCAACAGTCTCGGCTTTGAATTCACAAACATCACCGAGGTCATCAAGGCTGTATGGGACGGCTTTTGCAATCTTCTCGCTCCCGTTTTCGAGGGGGCGTTTTCTATTATTTCCACAGTTCTCTCGACCGTCCTGGATCACATTCTGAACGTGGTGGACTTCTTCATTGCCGTCTTTCACGGTGATTGGGAAGGCGCGTGGGAAGCGGTCAAGAACATCTTCACGAATCTGTGGGAGGGCATTCTTTCTGTCCTTTCTACAATCCTCGAAACCATGAAGGGTGTCCTGGATGCCGTCCTCGGATGGTTCGGTTCTTCGTGGGAACAGGCATGGACGGCAATAAAGACCTTCTTCGTAAATATCTGGACGGGGATCAAAGAATTCTTCGTCAACACCTGGAACAGCATCAAGACCACGGTGTCGAATATTGTCGATGGAATAAAAACGAAAATCTCCACGGTGTTCACATCTGTGAAAACCACTGTCTCAGACATTTTTAACGGTATCAAGGAGACCGCGACAAATGTCTGGAATGCCATCAAAACCGCCATCACAACGCCCATTGAAGCGGCAAAGGAAAAGGTCAAGTCCGTCATTGACAGCATCAAGGGCTTTTTCTCTGGACTCAAACTGGAACTGCCGCATATCAAGCTTCCGCATTTTTCAATCAGCGGAACATTGTCATTGTCACCGCCGAGCGTCCCGCATCTGAATATCGACTGGTATAAGGAAGGCGGTATTATGCTGAACCCCACCGTCTTCGGCATGAACGGCTCGTCCCTTATGGCAGGCGGTGAAGCCGGAGCGGAGGCGATCCTGCCCCTTACGCAGTTCTATAACCGCCTCGAAAGCATCCTCTCCAGTCGGCTGAATACCGGAAATATGGAGAAGTACCTCGCGGTCATTGCAGCGAACTCCGGCAAGGGCATCTACCTCGATGACGGCACCCTCGTCGGGCATCTGCTCCCGGCCATCGACAGTGAGCTTGGTAAGAATCAGAAACTGCAAAGGAGGCTTGCATTATGATACCGGATGTAAAAATCAACGGCACTTCAATGTCGAGTCTCGGTTGGCTGCGCGAGACCGTGGACTTCCCGGCACCGAAATCACAGACGAATACCGTAGTCGTACCGGGAAGAAACTCTCCCATCCGCTTCACCGAAGCCTTGGGGCGTGTATCGTATCAGCCGCGCAGTTTTGAGATCACCCTCACGATGCTCGGCACTCGTGCGGAGTATGACAGCATGGTCGGTGAGGCGGTCAACCTCTTCGCCGGTCAGCTCGTTCAGATCATCTGCAGCGAGGAACCGGAGCTGTACTACGTCGGCACGATTGAAGCAGAACCCTCCTATGACCCTCTGACGGGCAAGGGTGTTCTGCTTTTTTCATGCAATGACGGTGATGCCTACCGTTACCATGTAATGGAAACATCTGTCATAAAAACAGGCAGCGGCACGGTCACGCTTGCAAACGATTATATGCCCGTCGTTCCGGTGATCACGACTACTGCCGAAACTACCCTCACTTGGACGGTCGGCTCGGACAGCTTCCACAAGACACTTAGTGCCGGAACATGGGAGATACCGGAGCTGGAGCTTGCACCCGGCAATAACTCCGTTACCGTCACCGGCAGCGGCACGACTACCTTCAAGTACAGGGAGGGACGGCTGTGAGCATCTTTCGTGTATTTGTAGACGGAAATCTTTTCTACCACCCGGAGCTGAGTAAGCTCGCCATCACCCAGGCGAAGGTGCGTGAGGATGCGGAGAACATCGACAGCCTTACACTTTCGGCTCCGCACAATCATCCGTACCTGAACGACATCGTGCCTCTGGTTTCCACTATCGTCTGCAAGAAGGATGACGATATCGTATTTGAGGGACGCGCTATCGATGACGGCAGCGATTTCTATAACACCCATACTTGGACCTGCGAGTCGTGCATGGCCTATCTCAAGGACACGATCCAGCCCCCGTTTCAGTACAGAGGCACATTGCGCGGACTTATGGAATATTTCATCGATGTCCACAATGAAGCCGTAGAAGAGAAAAAACAGTTCATCCTCGGTGAAGTCACCGTTGTGGACGATAATGACTATATCTCCTACAGCAATTCGGAATACTCCGTTACGATGGACGCTATCCGGGATAAGCTTATCAACACCCACGGAGGTTATCTTCAGATCAGATATTCCGGAGGGAACCGCTATCTGGACTATCTGGCAGATTTCAGTTTGCGCTCATTGCAGACCGTAGAGTTCGGCAAGAACCTCCTCGATGTGAAGGTTACCCGCGACCATACTGCAAGAGCATCCGTTCTTATCCCACTCGGGGCGATCATCGAGCAGGAGGACGAAGAAGCCGAGCAAAAGCGTGTGGATATTACTTCCGTGAATGAAGGACGGAATTACATCTACGATGAGGATGCCGTTTCAGAGATCGGCTGGATATGGGCTACAGAGATTTGGGACGATGTAACCGTCCCCGGCAATCTTCTCCGAAAAGGTAACGCCCGCCTTGCCGAGCTGACCGAGGGCATCACAAGCATGGAGCTTACCATTGTGGATGAGTCCGACACCGGAGCAGATATCGGGGATATCCGTGCGCGTATGTATGTGAAATGCCTCTCAGCGCCCCACGGCATTGACGGAACATATCTTTGCGTTTGCCGTGATCGGGATTACCTGAACCCAGCCGGAAACACGATCACCATCGGGGCAAGCGGTGTAACGCTCACCTCCGCAGCGGCAAAGCAGTCACAGACCATATCCGCTCTTGAAACGGATATGGACGGTATCGTGGGCAGAGTAGAAGAGATTTCCTCTGCAAAAATGTACCGCACGGAGCTTATCGTGGACGGGGTGAACATCTTCCGCGAGAAGACTCAGCAGAGCGTCATTCATTGCAAAGTGTTCTCATGGGACAAGGATATAACCGCTGCGCTTCCGGCGTCCGCTTTCGTATGGCACCGTCACTCCAATGATGAAGATGCCGATGAAGAATGGGATGATGCTCATAGCGGAGTAAAGACCATCACGGTTTCCACAGAGGACGTGCAGGACAACGCTTCCTTCTTCTGTGAAGTAACGATATAAGGAGTATTACTATGCCTACATTAACCTCCAGCCAGCAGACCTTTGTGGATATCACCGATCAAAGGAAACTGTCTGCATATATAACTTCAAATCTACCGAAGACGCAGAGCGAGGACCCCAATGTGCTGCCGCACACCTACGCACCGAGCTGGGCGAGTACCAATCTGAAGCTGACCCCGGCTGTTTTTATTGATCAGACTTCGCTAGCATTGGATGCATCCGGGCTAACGATCACATGGAAGCGCAAAGACGGCATCGCCGCAGAAACGAACCTTACAACCGGCGAGAGCGTGTCAGGCGGCATTCTGACGGTCAGTCAGAACAAGTTGGCATCGTCCTCCTCCGGCATGATCACCTACATCTGCTACATCAGCTATTACGATTCCGAAACCGGAAACACGGTCAATATATCCTCGGATATAACCTACACGCTGGTAAAGAACGCAGAGAATGCCAAGCTCGCCTATGTCACAGCTGACACCTATGTGTTCAAGTACAACAGCTCCGGTACCATTGTCGGGGCCTCACAGGCAACGCTGACCGCTCTGGTACAGGGCGTAACAATCAGCAAGTGGCAGTACAAAAACAGCTCCGGCAATTGGGCGGATTATCCCACCACATCAGATAACCCCACGATCACCGGAGGCACCCTCGTAGTAAAGCCGACCCACAGCGTGTTTTTCAACAATGTTGCACAGATAAAACTCGCTACAAGCGAGAGCGATGTGTACGATACTGTCTCTATCACAAAGATGTATGACGGTACAAAGGGCGACCCCGGAGAGCCCGGAAGCCCTGGCTCGCCCGGCAGCGGTGGCTTATCCGTCATCCTCGGTAATGAGGCGCAGACGATTGCCTGTACCTCCGCAGGCAAGACCTCGGCGGCATCCGTCATCACGATACCGTTCGTGGGCTATGTCGGCATCACGCAGACGGCCTGCTCCTGCAGCGTGGGAACGCTGCCCACCGGCATTACCGTCAAATCCAACACCGCAGGCACGGCAACGACAGCCGGAAAGCTGGAGCTGAATGTTGCGGCATCGTCCGACCTTGGCGGCGCATCCGTACTGGCCGGAAACATCACGCTGACTTTCACCGTATCCGGGCAGACAGCAACAAAGACCTTCACGTGGACAAAGGCGAAAGAGGGAAGCAACGGCACATCGGCTGTTGTTTTTTCCGTTTATGCGCCCAACGGCACGGTCGTACAGAACCAGTCCGGCAGCCTGACACTTGCCACTTCTGCCTACAGCGGTTCGACCGCAATCACGGGAACCTATCAATGGGCGAAGTACGTCAACGGAACCTGGACGAACATCAGCGGGGCAACAGCATCCACGCTGACGGTCTCCGGCGCGGACATCATCAACGTCCAGTCTTACCGCTGCACCATGACATACAGCAGCAAGAACTATGTGGACGTCATTACTGTGGAGGACAAGTCCGACCCGTATGTTTCGGAGATGCTCTCCATCGGCGGTTTCACTGTCAAGAACAACCTCGGCGGAGTCGTGCCGTATGTGATCGTCCGTACCAATCAGCGAGAGGTTGACCCACTCCTCGGTAATATTTCCGAGACAGCACCTTCTTCCCCTACCTCGGGGATGTACTGGTATCAGGTCGATCACACTGGCGGGACCGTCACGCTCAAGAAATACAACGGCAGCTCGTGGGCAACGACTACAGATCATCAGGACCTGACCTACACATGGTACGCACAGGACAAGGACGGAAACGAGATCGCCTTCGGGAAGACCGGAAAAGTGATCTACCTCTCCGCTGCGGATATTGACAGTCTGCTGACTCTTCAGTGCGATGTTTCAAACTGACAGGAGGTGTTGACTATGGCACTTCTGACGGTCTGCCAGCAGACTTTTCGCAATGATGCAAACTACGAGGAAGCCCTGGCAGATGTTGAAGCCCTCAAGGTAGACGTCCGCGAATGCTATTCTGAAATATCCAAGACTTCCGAAGAAATACGCTCCGAGGTCAGCGAGAGCTACCTTTCCAAGAGCGATCTGGAAACTATACAGAGGGACTTTCAAACGAGCATCTCGCAGACCGCAAGTGAGATACGCTTCGACTTCACATCCATAACCGATCAGATCAGCAGCAACGTGGCAAACAATCAGCAGCTGCTGGAGGAATACATACGTTTCCGTGGTGCCCTGATTGAGCTCGGAAAAGTCGGTAATGATTTCACCGCCGAATTATCCAATGACAAGCTGTCCTTCAAAGAACGAGGGCAGGAAATAGCCTACATTTCGAACCAGGCTCTGAATATAACTAATGCCGAAATTCGCTACAAACTATCCCTCGGCGCGGTTGACAGAGGCTGGTTTGACTTTATTCCGCGCCCCAATGGCAACCTATCTATCCAGTGGCGCGATCCTACCGCATAAGGAGATGAAAACATGGCAACTGGCAACAGCGGCACAATAACCGTCACCGGAACCAAGCAGACGAGCGCTGTACTTTACTGGTCGGAGACATATGATGTGGCAAGCAACACCCACGTTGTAAGCATCGATAATATCACCTTCAAATCCAGCAACTGGTACGGCTTCACGTATTATCTGCATGGGTCTATCTCGGTGAACGGAACGCAGGTGTTTTCCTGCACATCGACATCCGGCTCCCACCACGTCCGCATTGACAGTCAGAACACAGAATACGGCATTGTTGCATCGTCCGGATATTCCAGCCCACCCTGGCGGAGCGGCAATATCACGGGTAACACGGATGGAACGAAGTCCGTCACGATAGCCTTCAATTTTGAGGGATACACCACGGACGGCAGAGGTGCAAACGGCTTTAACACCACCACATCAAGCACCGTTGCTTTGTATACCATTCCCCGAAAATCGACTGTCAGCATGAGCGCTGCAACGATGGGTAGCTCCACGACCATCAGCATTACAAGGGCGTCCTCCTCATTCACACATACGCTGACCTATGCCTTCGGTAACACGACTGGCACAATCACTACGAAGACTTCAGCAACCTCGGTTTCGTGGACTCCATCGCAGTCACTTGCCAATCAGGTGCCGAACAGCACTTCCGGCACGGTCACCATTACCTGCTCCACTTACAACGGAAGCACACTCATAGGCAGTACGACCTGCACTGCAACACTCTCTGTTCCATCCTCGATAGTACCAACATTCAGTTCTCTCAGTGCCGCAAGAGTGGACGGCACGGTTCCCTCATCATGGGGCATCTATGTACAGGGCAAGTCCAAGGCAACGGTCAGCATCAGCGGAGCGGCGGGAAGTTACGGTTCGACCATATCTGCCTACAGCATTACCGGAGGTGGATACTCCTCCACATCAAGCTCTTTCACAACAGGCTTTCTGACCACCTCTGGTACGATCACCTTTACGGGAAAAGTAATGGACAGCCGCGGCAGATGGTCTGCGGAACGGACGGTCTCCATTTCTGTTGTAGCCTATTCACCGCCTACCGCTTCTGGTTATTCCGTGCAGCGATGCAACAGTAGCGGCACTGTCTCCGCCAACGGCACCTACGGCAAGGGTCAAGTGACCTTCACTTACTCCACTTGTAGCAGTAAGAACACGGTTACCACGAAAACCTATTACAAAAAGTCCTCTGCCTCGTCCTATACCGATGCAAGCAAATCGTTCACATCCGGCACTTCCTTCGTGTTCGGTGGAGGCAATCTGTCTGTAGACTACACCTACGATATCAAGTTCGAAATAACGGATGCCTTCGGCACGGTATCTGTCGTCCTCACATTATCCACTGCAGCAGTGCTGATGGACTTTAAAGCCGGAGGCACGGGCATCGGCATCGGTAAGGTTTCCGAGACTGATAACCTTTTCGACTGCGCCTTCAATGCCAAGTTCCGAGGAATGGTATCCGGCAAAGTAGCATCCTTGGACGGTTACGACAGCGTCATCGCTACCGACTTCAACAATTACAAAGAAGTTGGGATATACACCATAGGCAGCGATGCGGAGATGCAAAATATCTCCAATCGTCCCTGTGACAACGCCGGAACCCTGTATGTGAAGAACTCGTTCAACGACGGGAGGACGACCACTGGCACGTGGGTGTACCGCCTTCAGATTTTCATTCCCTACACCGGCAGCGACATCTTCATGCGGCAGCTGACTGTAGGATCAACAGCGGGATCATGGACTTATGGAGCATGGAATGACATAGGCAAAAACATGGCTGTTAGTCATGCTACCAGTGCGGACTCCGCTACGAAAGCCACGAAGGATGGCAGTGGAAACACTATAACAAGCACTTATCTTAAGCTGTCCGGAGGCACAGTAACAGGAACGCTGACGCTCTCAAAAACGACCGATGCATCCGGCACGGCAAATAACAGCCCCGCACTGATTGTCGGCGGTGCGGCAACGGCGGCTCACATAGAGATGGACGCCAATGAAATTATGGCAAAAGCAAACGGAACATCAACCGCAGCTCTGTACATCAACGATCAGGGCGGCACGGTGTATATCAATGGCTATAACACCTTCTGGACGACCCTGATCGGCTACGGCAGCATGTCGCAGGGCGGCACCTTCTCCGGGACGGTGCCTTCAGATACGCGGCTTTTTATTATTGCGATGTATGACGATTCCTATTCAGCCTGGTACACAATGGCCGTGCCCAAAAACTCCTTTACAAGCGGGCAAAACCTGCATCTGAAGGCGACCAGCGACTATTATACTTTTTCGATCACTATGAGCGGAACAACCGCAACACTTAAAAAAGTGGGTTCTGGAACCAGGACGGTGTATTTCATCGGCATCCGGTAGGAGGAAGATATGAAAGTTAATCTTGATGAAAACGGCTATGTTCGTGAATGGGCTATTGTCGGCGATAACGGCGGTATTGATGTGCCAGAACCAGATGATCTCACGAGCTTTATGGAGTGCGCAACCGGATACAAAATCGTGGACGGTCTGCTCGTGAAAGATGCCGCACGGGATAGGTCACAGAGACTCGAACGGCGAAAAGAAGTCCTCCGGCGTCAGCGTGAGGATGAATGTTTTCCCGTCATTAACCGAGGCTGGATGTGGTACTCCGGCCTCAATTTATTGCAATGGCTCGAGTTGAAGCGCTGGTACATTGCATGGCTTAATGTGACGGATACGCTATCTGTCCCGGAAAAGCCGAAATGGCTTGATGATTTCGATACATCGAGCATTCCGGACAAACCACTATGGCTATAGCGAGGTGATTATTATGTGGAGAGGCACAACACCGACCCACACCTTCACTCTGCCGGAGGGCATGAGACAGGACGACTTTGCTGTCCTTTTCATCAGCTATGCCCAAAACGGCGAGGTAGTTGTCGAGAAGACCGGAGAAGACCTCCTGTTTGACGGCAACACCGTAAAGGTCGTATTTTCGCAGACCGACACGCTCCAGTTTGAGCCGGGGCCTGTGAAAATACAGCTTCGCGGCAGAATGCTTGACGGGCAGGCTGTTGCATCCAACCACATATCCACCACGGCGAAGGAAATCCTGAAGGACGGTGAGATATGAGGTTCCAAGTGAGCTTCACGGAGATCAGCACGGACTTTCCTGTGACCTTCTCCGATGAAGCTGAGTTCGATATTGCTTTTGATGAGGGCATGGAGCCTATGCCCGTCAGACCATACCGGGGCAGTTATGAGGTAGCCCCTTCCCGTGAAACGCAGACGCTCGACACGGAGGGCTTTCTTCTGACAGCTCCGGTAGTTGTTCACCCGATTCCGAGCTGTTATGGGCTAATAACCTATAACGGGTTCGAGATATTAGTTAGTTAGGAGAAAGCAGGATGGCAAAAAATGTAGTAATCAATGGCGTCGTATATTCAGATGTTCCGTATGTCAACATTCCCTTGTCGCAGGGTTCCGGTGTCGCAAAGTTCGTTGACACGGATTCCGGCGATGCTGCTGCAGGAGATATCCGTTCAGGTAAAAAAGCCTGGGTGGACGGAAACGAGGTCACGGGCAGCCAACCTGTGAAGAGCGGATCAGACTTGACGGTATCCGGAAAGACAGTATCCGTTCCAGCGGGCATTTATGACTCCGCTACTAGCAAAAGCGTAGCAGACGGCGCAGTCACACCCAAGGCAACCATAAGCGGTGATATCCTCGGCGATGCACAGACAGACTATCCAGTCACCGCCACACCAACCGCGACCGTTACGGCAGGATATGTCAGCGGGAACAAGTCCGGAGCGGCAGTCACAAAGTATGTGCAAACGGAGGAGAAAGCCTCAACCCCAACCACGGCAGCGCAAGACATCATTCCCACGAGTGGAAAACTACTCAGCAAAGTCCATGTCAATGCCGTTAACGTGACCGCAACCGCTACAGAAGCAGATGTCATGAGCGGAAAAACCTTCTTCAGCGGTAGCCTCTCAAAACGCACCGGCACGGCTACCGTGCCTGTAGTGAGCCAGGACAGTACTACAAAAGTCCTCAGTATCACATGAGGTAACCATTATGGCCCAGAACATCACTATTGCGGGAGCATCGTACTCCGGTGTTCCTGCTGTCAGCTTAAACAAGACCGGAGGAGGTACGGCAACTTTCGTGGATACCTCGGATGCCACAGCCGGAGCCGGTGACATGCTGTCCGGGAAGACGGCCTACGTCGGAGGAAGCAAAGTGACCGGCAATCTTGTCCTGCAGGTGTACCGTACCGGTAGCGGTGAACCGTCAAGCTCGCTCGGCTCGGACGGTGACCTCTATTTCGACTTGGGGTGAGCGCATGGCAATTTACAAATGGGCGCGTTATAGCGTAAACGCCACGAAAAAGTGGGATACGGCAAAAACAGCGTCCGGTAAGAAATCTTCACTCGGAGCCGGTGTCCACGCCTGTTATGCCAAGAACCTCACCGAGCTTGGAAACATGATAAACGTGGATGACGGACAGATCCATTGGAATCAGGAATCCGCATTCTCGTCTTTCGGTCAAGCCTTTAATCTTTCGTGGTATTACGCAGGCAATGATGACAGCATCCGTACCCACAGCAGTAAGACCTTCGATACAGGCACCTACTATGCGATCATCACGAACAAGACTGTTTTTCTTACCGCAAATGTCACGTGCGATATCTACAAGATCAGCAATGTTCGGTGGGAGTATTCGCGTGGCGGCTTCGTGGACTATGTGACCTCGACAAACCAGTCGGCATATCCCACGGACGGAAAATCCGGCGATTACTGGTATGTGTACACGGCAGCAAGCAACACCGTCACGGCAGTAGCAGGAACCGGCATAAGCTCGGCAACGGTGCAGAAGCTCACAAATCTGCTCCCTGCGGCGGTCGCTGCCGGGACAGGCGGATGCACCGGCTATTGGGGCGGCAGCGTCGGGTACACGACAAAGGACGGTTACCAGTGCATAAGCATCACGAACAACACCGGTAATCAGTACGATGACGGCATGATCAGCGGAGGCGCATCGCTCACGGCTGGAAAGCAGTATATCTTCACCGGCCTGATCCACGCACCTTCCGGGAAACCCATCCGTCTCGGCATGAGGATGACCGGCGGTGGCAATTCGGAAAATATCGTAATAACCGGTACGGGATCATGGCAGCGTTTTGAACATGCTTTCACCGCAAGCTCTGGCATGACTGGAGAGCTGGAATGTGTCGAAAAGGACGTAGACAGCACCTCGCGAACGTGGTATGTGCGAAGTCTGCTCATTGCGGAAAAAACTGCCGGAGCATCGAACGTGGACGCTTTTGTTGGGGATGCTCTGTATTTTGCCGCAACAGTGCAAAGCGGATATCGTTTTGCGGGATGGTGGAATTCTAATGTCCAGGTCTGTGCGACTAAAAATTACCTCACAGAACTGACCTCGGCTGCAAGCATCACGCTTACTGCAAAAGCGAACGAGGCAACGAATACACCGCTCTATGTAAAGCTCAACGGCCAGTATAAACCCGTGGCACAAGTGTTCAAGAAAGTAAGCGGAACCTATGTCCTTCAGACGGACATACAATCGTTATTTCCCGCAGGCGTTAAACTGCGGAAAGTATAATAAAAAAGGAGGAAAAACAAATGAAGGAATTCTGGACTTCCGTCCAGGTTGTTTTCACCGCTATCGGTGGATGGCTTGGATGGTTCTTAGGAGGTTGTGACGGGCTTATGTATGCTCTCATCGCTTTCGTAGTCGTGGACTACATCACTGGCATTATGTGTGCCATCGTGGACAAGAGGCTGTCCTCTGCGGTCGGCTTCAAGGGCATCTGTAAGAAGGTGCTCATTTTCCTTTTAGTGGGTGTGGCAAACATCCTGGATGTAAATATTATCGGAAGTGGCAGCGTTCTCAGAACGGCTGCTATTTTCTTTTACCTCTCGAATGAAGGCGTGTCCCTTCTGGAGAATGCATCCCACCTCGGTTTGCCCGTCCCCAACGCAATAAAGGAAGTATTACAGCAGCTTCATGAGAGAGCTGAGAACGGAGGAAATGAAAATGAGTAAAGCAAGCGAGATCGTAGCCATTGCAACTTCGCAGATCGGCTACAAGGAAAAGGCCAGCAACAAGAACCTGGACGATAACACTGCGAACGCCGGGTCCGCAAACTGGACAAAGTATGCCCGTGACCTTGCCGCCGCCAAATACTATAACGGCAACAAAAACGGCTATGCTTGGTGCGATGTGTTCGTGGACTGGTGCTTTTTCAAAGCCTACGGTGCGAAGGAAGGTCAGCGCATTGAGTGCCAGACCGGAAACTGTGGCGCGGGATGTACATACTCGATGCAGTATTATCAGCAGCAGAAGCGATTCGACAAAAATCCAAAAGTAGGTGACCAGGTGTTCTTCAGATATAGCGGAAGTTCCGGCGCTGACCACACTGGCATTGTTGTCGAGGTTACTTCCTCTAAGGTCATTACTGTCGAGGGAAACTCAGGTGACCAGGTGAAGAAAAACACCTACAGCCGCAGCAATAGCACCATCGTTGGCTATGGCCATCCTCTGTATGATGAAGCCGATAGTACGACCGCTGCTCCCATAGTAGAAACGAAGAAGACCCAGGCAACAGAGAAAACCGTGACTGTGAGCCTAAAACAGCTCTCACAGGGTAGCACCGGTGCGCAGGTCAAGACAATTCAGCGTATCATCTATGTACGCGGCATCAATAGTAAAATCAGTATTGATGGTGATTTCGGTCCCATAACTAAAGCTGGAGTCGTGGACCTGCAAAAGAAGCTGTTCCCCAGCAACTCTTCAAAATGGGATGGTGTTGTAGGAAAGGACACCTGGACGGCAGTTTTAACTGCTCTAAACTAA